CTCGACAGCAAGCCTTAAAGTATAAATAATCAGAAATTCTGTGCATAATCTTCGTTCCATTGTGTGTTAAGAGCAAAAGTCATCTGTTTACTTTTCCCAAATAGTTCGCCAGAGAGGACAGTTGTACGGTTCATTTTCATCTGTACAGAAGGCACAACGATTTGTGAAAGCACCTTCCCGTCTTCGTCTTTAGCCACCAATGTTACATTCGTACTCCACGCTTCTGCTGAAGGTGATAACGAATATACCGCCAAGGAAGCCTCCTTTGTGCCTACGAATTTCTTTATATTAATGCTATAATGTGTCGCATTATCATTAACAGCAAAGAGTGAAGGAACGCTAAGTGACTTATACCAAGTTGCAAGATCTAAGTCCAGGGTAACAGCTGACGGGGGTACAACGTCCGTAATCTTAACATTCAAACGCGTGGCAACACGTTCCAGTGTAATACGCTGTACAGTTTCCATTCCCGACGCAACACTCACATTAACCTCTTTAGTAAAGGTGTCACTTGCCTTCTCCCATGTGATAACATCAGACGATAGAGTAGGGTGTGTTCCACGAGAAGCGACAATACGAATGACATGCTGACCATAGTCAAGTTTAACAGAAGGCTTACCAAAGTCATCATCAGTAGCAACCTGATGTATCGTCTGTTTCAGATTTCCTCCTACATAATCAAACAGCCACAGGTCGGTCATGCCGACACCATCAGCCGTCAAGGACGTTGTTTCAGGAGCACGAGTTACGACTTTCTCAGTCATATTCTCCGTTCGTTGCGTAAAACCATTACACAAGAAAGTAATCGTTTTCTGCTGTGTAACAGGCACTTCAATACGCGAATCACTCTCACTACTGCAAGCAGATAGTAATACAACTGCCAATACTGCAAAATAAATAACCTTTTTCATAAATGATTAGTTTAATAGATTTGTATAATAATATATTAATAACGAGTTAATTAATAAACTCGCTTTTTAATAAGCAATATAATATGTTTATTATTTTTGTATAAAGAAAAGTACGAAAGTACGTATATACGAAAATATTTTTATATTTAATATATTTGTTTCTTATGTAAGAAGATGAAAATTTAAGAATATGTATCAACCAGAGATTCTTTACTATCAATCAAGGAAGGATTTGAGCCAGTCCTTTTATTATAATAGGGATTTATGCCCTGCATCTTTGCTTTTCTGTCAAAGGTAGGGTAGGGGAAGCGTAACAGTATAAAGCTGACACCTATCCCCATTCCTTTACTCCTTAAAGCCCATAGCGTTCATATCAGCCCTGTGCTGACGTGCCGCCTTAATCTCTGCAATGCGCTCTTTCGTAATACCTGTTTCACGTGATGTTTTCACGTGTAAGAGTTCAGGACGGCGCGAATAATCCACATCGGTCAAACCAATACCACGCTTAGGATAAAGCGTAGGAGAAACGGCTGGGTCATACTCCTCCTCCCATTCGTCAAGTGGCTGAAGGTCTTCAAGACGTGAAGCGCGATACTTACGATCTCTATGTATCCAGATGTTCTGTGCCCATTCAGCCATCAAATCCAACTGGTGAAGAACACTTGACCAATCTACTTCTTTACCCTTCAAATCATCCATACATCCACGTAATTCAAGGTAAGCGTTTAAGCCTGGCACCTTTGCAACAGGACGTGGCTCATCATATTCTTCGTCATAGACTCGACCAAGAATGTCCTCGATATACTCCTTTACTGTTATACCCCGCTTTGCAGCCTCACGTCCATTCTCAATAGCCAAGGCACGACCATCAAGATAAGCCCGTCGACCTTCCTCAGCGATTTGTGCCTGCGTAGTAGTACCGTCTTTCCGTACTCGTGTAATACCACGCTGCGTAGGAAAAGAGACATACCGTGCAACCACACGTGGGTACCTCGTTCCAATAATACTTAATCCTAAATCTGTACGTGTCATCTCACGCGTCACGATAAAGGGCGAATTTGCCTGCATATTGTCGTTAAACTTCGGACAAGCATTAGGCATCCAAACAGGCAATGCTGTCAATTTTTTATTCTCTTTATTATTATTATCCATACATTTTGCCCGTCACGCCGATAGCCCAGCTATTTCTTTTTATTAACGTTTTACAGTTTTATCAAAACTAATTCCTGATATATCATCAAGAGAAATAATATTAGAACATTTGTCATTATCAACAAAGACAAGTGTTCCTGTACGAAATAAGTCAGAACAATTTTGAATTGCGTGATATAGAACACCACGAATCAAATTACCATTTTTCAAAAGTACAGAAACATATCGACAACAACTTTTATTAAGTTCATCTCCTACATCTATATTATTTTCAACACGTATTATTGTATCTAAAAAAGACAGAATATCATCAAATTCTTTTGCCGTCATACATTTTGCCCGTCATGCCGATAGCTAAGCTTTTTATGTTTATAAATAATCTATTTTAAGAACGTCCTTATTTACTATCGCAAATGAAGAACGGCTATAATCACAATTAGTCTCAAGAAAATCCTGATACTCGTCAAACGATCCCTCAAACACAGGCGTTTGTTTCCACCCGCCTATAGTTTCCTGCACACAAAAAATATCCATGATCTGAACTTTTAATACTTTCTAAAGCACTTCCGAATGATAAGCCTGCAACCACTCTGGTATTTCACGCAACACACGTGCTTCCTCCAGTGCGTCCATAGGACTATCTCGTAAGTAAGTTATCTCTCGAGTTTCATTAAACTCACCCTCCTTGAAACGAACTACAAAAGTTCCTTCTGGGTCACCTACAACCCACCAGCCTTCATCTTTACTACTCTGTAGAACGAAACGATTAAAGGCTGACAATGTGATTTCCTCCTCTTTCATAAGGCGAGCAGCCGTAATAGTAGCCTTACCTATAAACTCAATAGTTTTTGGCAGCGACATAAACCGCTCTATAGCATCCTCCTTATCCTTACCAACCGAAGTAACGTGAATCTCGTTTCCATTCGATAAGGTAACATAAAATGTGTATCTTTTCATTTTTCATTCCCCGTAAAGCCGGATAGGTCAGCTATTTATTTCTGAAATATTTTCCAATTATATTCTCACGCTATATTAGCGATGATTTAATTTCTATGTTATGATGCCACCCCGTACCATCTGCCATTGGAACGTCATACTCTTTCGTCTCAAGATAAATACTATCTTCTTGATTGCGTAAGAAAAAATATGTACCGCTACCATCAGCCTTCAGAAGATGAAAGTCTTGCGTACCAAGTTCTTTCTCAACGACTAACTTCAAGGCTTCCTTAAAAACCAAGTCACCAAACGCTGATACTCGAGGACTTTTACGACAGTTATGAAACCCTCCATAAATTGCACCGCGTATCTTACCACCAGCAACAATGAGACGATAGACACCTGCACCTTGATAGGCTGACAGCCAATAACGACCGTCCTCGTCCGTCTCGTCTTTCTTATCACACCAAACGATAACATTAGCAGCACTCTCCATCAACTCAGGAGCAGCGTCCTTGATAGCCTTATTACCTTCCTCCTCAGAGATTTCCTCACGAACCAAAGAAAAGTTAATCTTCAATGGCTTAAGGTAATAAAAGAAATACCCTCTATAACCTTTGTTCAGTCCCGACTGCCAACGACCGTCTACCTTCCTCAAATAAATAACATCTTCTGGCCAAATAGACAAAGACGAAAAATAACGCCCAATTTCTACAACCTCTGCGTTCTCTGTTCTCTTCTCAAAGGCTGCAATATTCTTTGGAGTACCAGACATACGACAAACCTCTCTGCCATTTGTACCGATAAATGAAGTGTAGTCTCTCATATACTTTCCCCGTCAAGCCGTTAGGTAAGCTATTTAGATTTTAAAAAGTCAGTAATTTTTTCACACCCTATATAGGGTTTTACTTTACAACATCTTTCCAGAATGCTGTCTTTGGATTTCTCAGCCTTAAGCGATTCTTTATCCACCACTTAACGGCAGCCTCCATAATATCTTTCATTCCAGCAAGTATTTCTTTAACATTAGCCTGTGTCAACTCTCCATTTCCTTCACCCCCTGCATGTTTTAAGATGAAGGTTTTATCCTCCTCTGTATATCCACACATGGAACGAGCTTTAACGGCTGCCACGTCCTCTGCAAATCGTTCTGGAGTAGTGTCCAGCACCTGAACATTCAGACGTGGCCAAGTCTTACATTCTATTAGTTCAAATGATTTTCCATCCACCTCGTGAACAGAATATCTAAAATCATATTCTTTAAGCATACATCAATATTCCATATTCATAAACCTTACGCCCAGCAGCAATATCCTGTGCGTCTTCCACACTTATGTTATTTTTCATTGCCCACGCAATCATACGTGAAGCATTGTCTTTGCAATCATAAGATTCACAACTCTGTGTATCATAAATTGCATTCATTCCACGCCAGACATGACCAATCTTATCTAATAAATTGTAATAAAGTTCGTCGATAGCTACATCATCGTTATAAAGTTCCAACCAATCATTAGGAATATAGCAATAAGGTACTGTTAAATAAGTATTTTCAGTAATCTCATCAAAGACCATATCTTCAAACACTTGACAAGGCATCAGAACGTCTGTTTCTAACCCTACCAAAGTAAGATATGCACCGAGAAGATAATCATCCGTATAACGTGTATCATTACCTTTTAAAGTTGACACGAGGCTCTCTATACTCTCAGGCATAAAAGACCAAAATCCAGAACGAGATACCCAATTTTCCTGTATATAATTACACAGTTTCTTGTTCTGTAGATTCTTTTCTAAGAAAGTGATAGCACATACCTTCCAGTCTTCTTTCATTTCAACCGAGAAATCAAAACTATCATGTCTAAAATTATATTCCTTAGGTCTACAAAGTTCACCAATATTGATTGACTTTACACCATAATCAACCAACACAGGTGCTATCTCGTCCTGCATAACAGCAGCAACTTTCTCCATAATCACAACGTCAACATCGTCTTGATTAACGCTAACTGTTTCAAAATCACCTATGCAATCACGACCATAGTCTTCAAAAAAAGATGCAGATAAAGACGTCTCATAGGTTGAAAAATCAACCAAAGGACAAATTGATAAATTTAACTCGATTTTCATTTTACTTTTTTTTGTGTCAAGCTCAGCTCGACTATTAAATATCAGTTGTTTATTAACTGATGCAAAGGTAAGCAAAATTAATGTATGCTCCAAACTTTTAAGCTAATATTTTCACTAAAAATAAAACTTTTATCTAAACACCAATAAAACAGACACTATTATTTAAGAAAAACGGGACCGATACCTTATGTATCAGCCCCGTAATAATAGAGAATAAGCACAAAAAGCAAAGAGGACACGAAACAGACTACAGGACTAAGAGAAAACTCGTAACGAGCCTTTTAGCCCTCAATCGTATTCCCTGGCACTGGTGTCCCTCCTTCAGTACCACCACCGCCTCCCGTGGTAGGGTCGCCCTTTTTGTTATCCTCGTTAATATCCTCGCCAGGTTCAGGCACAACAACACCCTTAGGCGTTACACGTTGGAAAGATGCTGCCATACGAAAAGCACGACTATAATTAGGTGCAACAGTACAAGCCAGAGTAGGGTGAGCTTTAGCAGCCGTCACGTCCTCCAGCTTTGCTACTTTACCATCCTTATCCGTCACGCTCATCTCCAACTTAGGATAGAGGATTAAGAACGAAGGTCCTAAAGGAACTCGAAAACCTCGAAGCAAATTCTTCTGTGCTGCCTTCATATAGAACTTTACCGCCGTCTGCATCTCCAACGGGTCGAGCGTAGTGCCTTGACAGGCATCCTCGCAAAGTTGTTCAAAACTGAGTGAGCCAGTAGGTATAACCTGAGACATCACATAATGTTTCTTACTGATCGGAGACGTACGCTCAACGACTGTATAATTAATATTTTTACCTGCCATAATCTTATTGTTTTTTGGCGTAAAAAATAGCTGCTTAAAATAAAGTATATACTTTACCGACTTAAAGTATATACCTTAGCAGCGTAAAGTATATACTTTATAAAAACGAACTATATGGAGGTCCTCTGATATTCATACTCAAAGGTAAGAAATAATTAAAAAAGCCGTGGGACAAAATCCACACGGCTAAAAACAAAAACTATGAAAAATGAAATCTAAATATTGTTACGCCTTATATAAGCGTTATGAGTTCTCCTTTCATCAAATACTCGCTATGAGCACGCAATAAACTAATCCGTAATGTATTCTTCTAAGTCGTCTGCGCAAAAGACTTCTACACCATCATAATAGAAATGTGTTGCCAACGAACCGTTTATATCACAGTCGAAGAGTTCCTCGCAAAGCCCTTTGTCAACAAAATGAGATACAACGCGGTCCCACATAATAGAAACCAAAGAATTACGCACTGCACTATTATTGTCTACACTCATTAAAATTGCATCGCATAAGTCTGAAGGTCTCCACTGAACGCCAAAATTAGAAGCAAAATTCTCAAATTTCTCATCAAAGTCAGAGCCAGAAGCTACAAAGCCTAAAGCAATCAAAATCTTGTCAGTCTGTTTCATATTCTTTTCTTTTTGTGTGAAGCCTTTATTCAGCCTCACGGGTTATTATATATAATTGTTTTCTATTACTATAAAAGGCATAAATACCATATTCTATTTTCAAGGGAGAAATGCCAAGCAAAATCCTAAAAATTTTTCCAATTTTTCAGAGGTCCTATATAGGGAGTGTTTCGGATTCCTTTATATTAAAATAAAATTTGTTCCATCGCCTACCTCGTCTTTTTCGCAACATATAATGAAAAAATATTTTACAAAGAGGAAAAATGCACACCTTTGAATGGTAAAACCAAATTTTATTTTTATTTTCAAATCAACAAATCCATAAAATCAATTTTTTCATTTTTGAAAAAGAGGCGGGCAATCGCGAAGAAAATTTCCAAAACTTTTCCAATTTTTCAGAGGTCCTATATAGGGGTAGCTTTGAAATGTCGGTGTAAAAATGAAAATTTTTCAAAATCGCACCCCCGCCTATTTTAGGTCTATTTTTGCGAAGAATCACAACATTTAGAGCCAAAAGCCAAAAAGGTACTAACCTTCATCAAAGAAACGACAAACACCCAGTTTACCATACTTTCGCGTAAAATCATTATCTATCATAATTGTGTATGTCTGGCCGTCCTCTGCCGAACGACATTCCCAGCCGTCTCCCTGCATCACTGCCACGGCCTCAGAAACATCTAATCTGTCAGGGCTGCCACTCCACACTATATCACGATCAAAAGCCGTATAAGTGCACCGAATATCAAAAGCAGCCTCAGGAAAGCAAGCAGAAAGATACGCCCTTAAATTCTCTGTCAGACGATTCTCTGTGATTCGTTGACCCTTTCGCAAAGGCTGTACGCCTGAAGTTTCCATCATCTTAACCGCTTTTTTCGTGCGCAAGGTATAAGCCCTTTTTTGTCGTTGCTGCTGCTTTGCTTCGTCTCGCTTCTTAAGCCTTGCACCCTCTTTTAATTCCTCTCTGGCACGCAGAACGACATCTGCGAACATGTCGCGCCACGATAACGGGAAATAAACATATCTGGTGTAATCGTAACCTTGTGGATCTATTGCCACCCACCTCGAAGGCGTACGTATCAAGCAAACACGCTGTATAAAAAAATGTTTGCACGGCCACGACAAGTTATAAAGACTTTCTTCTCCGATGTCTTCAGAGAAGCTGCCACCTTTAAAACCGCCTGTATAGTCGTGAATATTCAAAGCGGTTAATTCCTCGTCCGTCATATCTACGATTTTCTCAATATGAAGCAAACGCGGCTTAAAGTCCATAACAGACCCATAAGAATCAGCCTTTAAAAAGCTCTTGACATAATCAAGGATAGAAGACTGTTTGCAAACGGGACCAGGCCAACCCAAAATAAAGCTGCCCTCTTTCCAATGATTAAAAGGCACTTCAGCGGTTAACTTCTTAGCAATTTTTTCAGCAGTTAGCCAGTAGGGGCAAAGGGTCATTATGTCTGGTCTTTTCCCGCTACCATCTTCTACAGTAAGAACAGGCTTAAATCTGTTTTTATTCCCAGACTTAAGACGAAGTTCTATATTTGCGCCCGTGTCGTCTGTCATAATATCATATAATGCTAAAGTCTTTTTAAAAGCTTCACCAAGAACAACAGACACGCACCCCGCTTTAAAATCGGTTTCGACCTTGAAAAATTCAAATACAACACGGGTAAAGCATTCTACACGGTCAAAGACCTGAGCACACACAAATTTATTATCAATCTCAACAACTTTTTTTAATTCTTTCATAATTCAAATTCATAAAAAGGACAGGCAACTGCCCCGCAATTTTCCAAAATTTTTCCAATTTTTCAGAAGGCCTATATATGATATAGTTTGAAATTGTGTCATTTTGACCCAAATTTTAAAAAATCGGCCACCCACTAAAATATGCGCCAAAATATGCGAAAAATCACAACAATTTGACCCAAAACAGAAAAAAGAGATAACACCCCCTGAAAATTAATAATATACAAAAAAACACCCGTAACCCCTTCTTTCTGTGCTGTCAGTTAGTAACTGATAGCACAGGGAAAAATAGACGGGAAACCGCTCTTATTCTTTCACAAAAAGAGTCCCACCGATAGCAGGCGCGACAAAGACAGAAAGGGCAATTAATACCAGACCACCGAAGTAAATCGCGACAGCCACCAAGATAGCAAGAAAGACCAAAAAAATAAACTTTACCATATTTTTTTATTTTCCACCCTGCGGGGCTTTCTTGCCCCGCAGAACGAATAAAAAACAATAATGAACTAAATCAGAACCTACTCAGGGAAAAGCCCGTTAAACGCCCGTATTTACGCGTAAATTCGTTGTGCTTAAACTCGTACTCTGCCATCTCATAAGGAGAAGGAGAAGGCGTTAACCATCGATCTCCAAGCATTACCGCGAGGCGATTCTTTACCTCGCGTTCAGAAGGCCCGCCCGTCCATTGAATACTCCGGCGGAAATGTTCCCAACTTGAAGCGGAGATTTTAAAGACAATATCAGGGAAACAAGCCTTTAAATAACGCCTTACATTCGTAGTTATAATCCTCTCTGTCACAGGCTTACCAGATACTAAGGGCTTAGCCTTCGCCGCTGTCATTAAGGCCAATGCTGCCGCCGTTCGCTCATCATATTGACGACGCAAGATATTATCGCGCGCTTCTTGCTCTTCGCGCTCTCGCTGTTTTTTTTCGTCTAAAATCTTATGAGCCTGTGCCACAGAATCGGCGTACATGGATCGCCACGAAATAGGATAATACACATATTTTGCGTAATTATACCCCTGTGGATCTATTGCGAGCCACCGCGAAGGGGTACGAATCAGGCAAACAGAATTTATAAAGCTATGCTGCTGAGCATAGTTAAGACTGAAGGGGCAATCTTCAGGCACATCCTCGGAAAAGCTGCCACCGCCGAAGCCTTCTGCATTATACTTGTAGAAGTTCAAATCATTTAATTCCTCATCTGTCATATCGAGAATCTTATCTACCCGCAGAAGGGTTGGAATATAATCACTATACTCCAGATCCGACTCTGCCCAGATTATATCGTAGAAGCAATCTACGATATTAGCAGCTTTCGAGAATCCGCCATTCCATCCGTATATATAATCACCGAGTTTAAAATCTGTGTAAGACTTGTTTAGATTTGCCTTAGCGGCCACCTCGGCCGCCTTCCAATGTGGGCAAGCGTCCATTATGTCCGCAGCCTCGTATGATTCTTTACTGATTAGAATCGGGGCAGCTTCTTCACCTTCTGCCGGCATTAGCAAGATAATATCACCATCTTGCGAAGCCCTTATGCAGAAAAACGCAAGACGCGTAACAATAACAGCCCCGTACAGGATTTCTACGGCCCCCGTCTTTTTTAATATGTTTACTTGACAGCCTTCAAAAGCTGCCAGGGCGTACCTTTTAGCGCGATCAAAAACTCGCGCCTGTGTGTGCACGTTATTAAGATCAATAACGTTAATCAAGTTTTTTGTTTCCATATTTTTGTTTTTTTTGTGGGGCTAACAGCCCCACGAGGTTATACAACTATCTCAATCGACCCTTATAGAACACGTACCCACGTGAAAAAAAGTAATCATTAACGAAGAGATCACGAGCGTAGGCCTTGTAATTAAAGTATGGGGCAAATTTCCCCATCTTCTCTAACACGTCGCTACTTTCAACACGCTCATAAGCGTAATCAATTTCAGAATCATAAGAGCCAATAAATCGACTGTCAAAATCGCTAAGCTCATCAAGATCAAAGTAATCAAAATAAGCCGCAAGCGCTTCAGGGTCGTCGACGCTTTCCAATATCTCTATATACTTATAGAGATCATCGAGGCCACCACATTCAGAATATAATTCACGCGGGAATCCGCTGAAATCCTGAAACATTAACTCCGGGTCTTTTTCATCGCCGTGCAAGGCACGGCAAACTTTCAAAAAGGTTTCTTGATTCCCACAGGCCTGGAGATTAACCCAGGCGCCAGTAAGAGACCCTTCATTATACTTCGCATAAGAACCTACATACAAGGCAGGAATAGGCTCGCTATATAGCTCTTTATATACTATATACTGTTTTAACGCAACTTCACGCGCTTTAAAATCTTTCAGTTTTGCGATTTCATTAAAATTAGTTTCCATAATCTTTATATTTATATTAGGCTACCGCCTGATGTTCTTTGTTTTATTTATTTATTAGGCGGCTTATAAGGGGCCGCCCGCCCTTCTATGCGTACATATATACGTAATATATCGCATATAGAATTAATAACATTAACGCTATATTAACGATTTTCTCGTACTTCAAAAGCAAAGAAAAAAAACGCCTATTAATTCGCAATTCAGAGCGATATAAATTATTTACCTTCATTTACCCCTCCACAATTTTAGTGATTACACGAATATAATTACCCGTTAATCCACCGCGCGGGGCGTCGTTCCCTTTCTCGTACTTCACGCCTAATCTATCAAGTAAGGCGCAAACCTCGAGAGTATGATCAGCGTTGTGAATGAATCTACCACGACCGGTTGAGAAACATGGACGAATCAATTTTTTATCATCCATATAGCCCATAGTTGTGTAAGTACATTCACCACATAAGTAGCGAATTATCCGAGCAGCTACAGAGGTAGCAGGCACAGCACTTTTTTTATATCTTTTGTATAATGTAGTTTGCTTCATATTATTTTCTTTTTAGTGCCAGGCTAATGCCTGGCTGGTTAAATTAAAATCGGATAATGTTAACACTATAGGCATAATCAGAAGAAGCAGGATCGCTATAAAAAGCGGTTACGACCACTTTTAAACTATACTGATAGCCGCGGATACATGCACCAGGAAAAACACGAGTTAAAATCTCGCCTTCATAAATATACCCAGTTACGCCACACTGATGGAGTAGAGCACGTGCGCCCCGCTCGCTACTCGCTACCATATAGCCACGATCCTTTAAATCATTTATAACCTCAGCCTTCACAGAAGCTACTCCTTTCGATTTCACATCATTAATACGTATCATAGTTCCTTTATTTATGCCAGGCTTGCGCCTGGCTGATGAAAATTATTATCTTATATTCTATATTCCTTCATTTCGTGAAGACAATAAAACGCTTTCTGATCTTCGCGCTCTGCTATTGCTCGCGCCTCGTACTCTGTTTTAACTATTACTACCGCGTCGTAATAGTACGCCCCTGTTTCAGAATCAAGCCAACCGCCAACCGCGGTTATATCCTTGTTGTTTTCTGCATATTCAATCACAGATGCAAGACCTTCAGCCCCGAAACTGTTTTGTGTTGCTTCTACTGCTACAGCGTAACCGCTTGTAACAGATTGTAATGTCTTCGCATAAACAGTGAACCCTTCTGGGTTTACCGCTGCAATGGCTGCAATAGCTGCGATTTTTGTACTTGCTTTCATATCTTTTTGTTTTTATGCCGTGCTACTGCCGGCGGTTATTTTTTTTATTTGCTGGTGCAAAGATAATACATTTATTTAGTTTGTGCAAGAAAAAACGTATTATTTTTAATATTTGGCAAAAAAATAATAAATAAACCTATTTTTTTAGCTTTACACCTTATTATATATAAAAAGATCACATCATTAAATATTACTCGTTATGCACCTACCAGGGCCGCACATCTCGCATTTAATCTCATGTGTTTTCTTAGCTTCGCATCTTGCACAATCTATTATGTGCCTTCTTAGCCTTCATTTATTCTCTATTGGCAAATTTTACGAGCAAACGAAAAAACCGATGAAATCGGACTTTTTTGCTTTTTTCAATCACCTAAGATTTATTATAGAAAAGTAAAAAATATTTACATGGGGCGTTCGCATATTTTTGAGCCCAAAATGGCTCGGGGCGGGGAAAAGCCCCTTAGTGTGGCGGCCGCTCTTCCTTTTGTTTCAACATAAAAAAAGCAGTGTTAGGTAAACCATACACTGCTTATCTATCTAAAAATCAGAATTTTTACGATTTCGTTTCGGACTACACTATTAACAGAACAAAAAACAGAGAAAACATTTTTCGCAAAAAACGTCCCTAAGAAAGAGGAGAACAAAAACAATTATTTCTCAATCCAACAACAAAAAACGCTTACTACAATAAGGACAAGTTATCGTGTCATGGGATAACATTAAACCAGGTATTGAAGAAGGGTCTAAAGGTTTAACATCAAAATCTTTTTTAATCGTATCTTCCCCATCTATATTATTTGAAAAAGATGGATTCTCTATTTCATCTTCAGATAAAAACAACTCTGTTACATCACAAGACAATGCTTGAGCTATCTTGTAAAGATTTGTCATAGAGGGGCGATTCAATCTAATAAGGGACTGAACAGAACCATAAGAAAGTCCTGTTCCGTCAGCCAAATCACTGATAGAAACATCATATTTAGCCATTAAGGCACGCATATCGAAACGCTTGCCACGATATTCCTTTACATCTTTATCATCTTCATTTCTTCTTGCCATACAATAGATTTATTTTATTTTCGATGCAAATGTAATAAAAATATTTCCTATCGGCAAGAAAAACTAAATAAATTTATTTTTTGTATTGTCAAATTCAAATAATTCATTAAAATCAACTTCTAAAAACTCTGCAAGTTTCTTTGCTTGGATGATATTAGGAACTCCATTTATAACACGGTGCATTCCTCCAACAGTTAAACCAAAGAAAGCTGCGGCATCAACAAGTTTCTTCTTCTTTTCACGCATCAAACGCCGTGCAACATACCAATCGGGCGTCTCGGTCTTAATTTTAGCATATTTACTTCCTTGCATATTGTTATCCTTTTTAATGCAAAGATAAAGAAAGTTTTACTATAAATAAAATTATATCAATAGAAATCTTTATTTTTAAGATAAAAATACTACCTTTGCGATATTAACGTATTAAAAACAAACCTTATGAAAAAATTAATTATCACTCTACTATTTACCATTATAGGAATAGCAAGTTACGCACAAGACACTATCCGTTTTGATACTAACGGCGGCTTTACCCAAGTTATAACGACAGATGCAAACGCTAAACAAGAATACGCCTATATTCGGAGTTATTTTGCGGGGAAAATAAGTAACTACAAAAATGCTGTTCAAGTTGAAGACGCAGAAAATGGGAAAATTATACTCAAAGCAAACAAGAACTTCCGAGTAACAAGTGATAAACTGATAGGAAGACCTATTGACTATGACGGTATAGAAAAATTTGACATCACAATCGACTGCAAAGATAAGCGATTTAGACTAAAAATAGATGCTGTACGATACTCATATAACGGCTATATAATAATGACATCAAATGGGGGAAATATCAAACAAAGAGAAAAGATTTTCTCACATGAAAATGAAGATTACTACTTGACAATTCAACAAATAAGCAACATAGAAAGCTTTAACGAGAAGCGAAGTGAATATTTCAGCAAACTTATAGCTGACCTAAAAGCATTCATAGAACAACAAAAAAAGGAGGACGACTTCTAATGGCTTTTCAAGAACCTTGTTGTATATCGAGAAAACTACCAGCCTTGTTACGTGAACAAGGCTGGTATGTTTTTCAGACAAATGGAGATATAACTGTAGACAAATTCATGGAAGCCTGTTCATCAATGGTAGGGGATAGGCATAAATTAATATTAGTAATTCCAACCATAAGAGTCTCCCTATTAAGAGTAATAAATTACTATCTTCAGCGTGAATGGACAACAGAAGTACATATTATAACACAAGAAAATCAAAAAAAACTTGTAAGCAACGAACTTTCAGCATACAACACAAAAGTACATTACGTATGGCATAAAACTATATATGAGGGGTTAATTGTTTTTGAAGGAGAGAAAGATACTTGTATTATACAAGGCTACATGACAGAGGACATAACCCCTGGCTATCATCAATACTGTGCTTATCTTGGAAGCGATAAACAACGAATAGAAGACATGATTAGCCCTATAAAATCAAAAATCAGGATAGCAGAACATACTAAGAAGATATAATGAAAGACATCAAAGAGATTGTTCAGGACATTGCAATAAATTTACGTGGACATAACGCATTAATACAGATACAAATAGATGGACAATACTTTGTAAAACGTATCGGTAATATAAACCAACTAATAGACAATCCAAAAATAATAACATACAAGGAGGATCGTTCTTTTCTTGACTGGATGGAAGGTGAGATTGATAAGGAGACATATACAACTGGGACGATTGCGAATCATAAGGCAGCATTAGCGGTTCTAAGACGATTTAAGGAAGATATGACCTTTACGCAGGTTGATTATAAATGTATATGTGATTTCGAGAACTTCCTAAAGAATGCTGGATATGCGATTAATACCATAGCTAAGTTTATGAAGATATTTCGTCGATTCGTCAATCTTGCTATCGACGAGGAACTGATGACTGTCTATCCTTTTCGCAAGTATCATATCAAGACTGAGAATGTGCAGAAGCAATCACTGACAGAGAGAGAACTGAGGAGGATAGAAGATAAGAAGGAGAAGGAAGAACTGACAGAAGAGGAGAGAAAGGTAGTTAAAGGTTTCCTGTTCAGCGTCTATTCTGGTCTTCGATTCTCGGATATCGTGCAAGTAACTAAGCAGCACATTAAGAACATATATCGAAATAAGTGGGTTGTAATGCGTATGCAGAAGACAGACCACGAGGTGAGAATACCCATCTCTAAGATGTTTGGAGGCAAGGCTGCTGCAATGGTACAAGAGAACAAGACTACGACAGGTAAACTCTTTCAGTTGCCTTGTAACGCTCGCTGTAACTTGGTACTTAAGCGTGTGCTTAAGCGGTTCAATATACATAGGCACATTACTTTTCATTGCGCCAGGCATACGTGCGCTACAGTGCTATTGAGTAAGGGAGTTAGCTTACCTATTATACAACACATATTAGGTCATCAGAGCATCAAGACAACGCAGGTGTATTCTGCTGTGAAAGACACAACGATTAATAAGGAGATACGAAGAGCGTTTAGGTAAAGGTTCCATCGGGACTATCTTCAACGGTTTTGATCGAAAGAATGGTGTCTTAGACCTATCTATATTTAAGAATCTCACGTCTATTGGTAGTGGTGACCTACGTTATATAGTACGACTCAACAAGCTAATATGCCCACCATCTGTTACAATATATGATACTTGTTTCTATGGATCAACGATAGATACTATTATCGTTGAAAATATGGAGCAGCAGAGTTCCTTATTATGGGGACTCTCCTTTAAGAATTTTATCATTAAAAGTAAAAATCCCCCTAAACAAAAAAGGAGTGCTTCGTATGGATGGGGTAATAGAAAAGACTCAAGAATCTTTGTCCCAGATGAGAGCGTTAATCAATACAAGGTAAGTGCTTCGTTCTCAGATATAGCAGAATATATCTATCCTCTCAGCGAGTATCATCCGTGATACTCGCTTAAAGGCTTGATGAGTTCTGCTTTGTCTTTCCATCCATAGGCATGTTTATATTGTTCTTCCAAATCATCAGGGACATAGATAGCGTTACCATTGTAGTAGAAATTCCACCCATATAATTTTCTAAATTCAACAACCTTTTTAGATCGAAAAATAAGTATCGCAGTTACATTTGTAAACGTAGACGATTCTATGACACCTGTATATGTTTCAGGGAAATCAAGTACTTTAAGAGCGATACAATTAGAAAATGTCCTGTATAAGGCTGGTGAAGGCTTCATATTGACGGGGAATACTATTTTTTTCAGACGAACACAACCAGAGAACATCGTATGTTGTAGTGTATATCCCGTAGGCATTACTATTTTTTCAAGATTCTTACATCCATCAAAAGAACCACTTTCGTTTTTACTTACCTTTGTGAAGAATCTGAACGAAGAGAAATCTTTAATCTTGATATTATCGTTGAAGATAGTCCCGATGGGATTAAAACGGTGCTCAAATGGTGTTTTAATCCCATCGGGACTATGTTCTACAATATAAAGACAGATAACCTATCAGACTTGAAACATTTTAAAGCAATCAAATCCCTTCCGTCTGTACAGTCAGCACTTCGCTCATACTTCTACAATACGAAAAGAATAGATATACCAGAGAACGTTACATCGCTTGGTCGTTATGTGTTAGGTTTCAATTTAGCAACAGTTGTCGTTTTTCATGGAAAGACTCCTCCAAGTCACGACTGGACTTTTTCTAACACGACAGAAACCTACGATACATGCACACCTAATGGGTGCAAATTTTATGTACCAGACGATAGTTTAGAAGCGTATAAAAAGGCTTTTACAAGCAAACCTTCTCCATTAAGCGGAACATCTATTATTTGCCCCATGAGCGAGTATCAAGAATGATACTCGCTGAGAGGTAAGATCTTTCCCAAGTGTCCCTGCATTTTTTGAGAATTCCATATTGAACTTTGCTTGTACTTTTCCACTAAATGAGGAGCGACGTACAAATTCTCTATACGTGCATAAAGGATTCCCCAATAATAGATTTTTTCAATAAGCGTGTCGCCTTTGAATACCAAGTTTTTTATCCTTGCGCTGTTGAAGGAAAGTTCATCAATAGCTGTTACAGAGGAAGGTATAATTACATTTTCTCCTTGACTAAAACGAAACATAGAATGTGGAACTATGGTTAGTCCCTCTGGTAGCTCTATTGTTCCGAAAGTAGTGTTTTTAAACATTTCTATTTCGTTCTTCAATGAAGTGAAGTACCGAAGCTCTGCAAAGCCTTTTATTGTTCGGTTTTGAAAGTTAGTCCCGATGGAACTAACAGATGCTGCTTCTTCCATACTTAGCTCTCCGTCACCGTCTTTATCCCAGTTTTCCACGCAAATGCGCTTCACCTCTGGGTCTTCGAAGCGAATCCACCATTTAGCGATATTCAGCTTGAGCTTAGGATAGTGCTGCATTAGAGCATCGTAGGTATCACGATATGCACCTGTGGTGAGGTTGATTGTACCGTCAAGCACTGGATATGGGTCGTTGCCGTACTGACCCTCTGCATCGATTCCTTGGTAAGTACCGTCTACAAGCTGGGAAAGCTTATCGAAGGTCCTTCCGTCCGTGAAGGTTTCATTGAAGCCCACACAGCGCACGTAACGCAGGGCGTGAGGAACTTGTCCGACCTGCGCATCCATGATGTCGATGAGTTTCTTCACTGGCTGGAGATTGTCACAGCCACTTACAAAGTAACTCATAACGTTAGGAGCACAACCTTCTGTATTGCAGTGCTCGTTCGTAAGTTTATCGAGGTTTTTCAGTTCGACGTATGACGTGGTAGCTGGATAATCAACCTCCTCGAGCGCACCACCATCAGCAAAGTGTGCTTCGGTTAGCGAGGAGCCACCAGCGAGGAACTTGCGCAAACGATAATTAGCACGCATATCGAGCGCACCTCCAAGCGTAGAGATGTTCTGAACATCAATCTCCTCTAAGGAGGTGGTATTACCGAGCGTAAGCGAAGCTATGAGTATCTTCACCTTCTGCTCGTTCTCATCACCAAGTTTCAGACGCTTGAGTCGCTTACCTATAATAGACAGCGCACCGTTAATTACATACGAACTCCAATCGCCTATATCGAGCAGGTAGTCAGCTGACTTGACAGATAGCTGCTGGTCACTGGTGCCGTTAATGTCTACGACTATCTCACACGGCTTACCAGCATCCGTGCGAGCACCACGCATAATTGTAGTACCGTACGCAATAGTAGGGTACAATTTCATCGCAGGCGTCAGGCGCAAAACGATTGAGTTTGTTGTTGCATCCGCTTGCGCAGAGGTACGCACGGTAATTGCACCTTCAGCCGTCTTTGCATCGTAATCTCCGAAGCTGTACTTACTCATCAAATACTGAATGCGCTTCTTTACCCAAGCAACCTCAGGCGACTTACCGTCACCAAGCGACTGACCCAGTGGGTCGGTGTCATTAGTATATGTTCCCTGCAACATGGCGAGTTTCATCTTCTCGTAGAACTTGCCATCCTCATTGTAGAGCATAGATGAGAATTTATCAATCACAGAAAAATAGTACTTAGCGAAGAAAGCAAATAGCTTCTGCTGGTGTGAACCCTTTTGTAAGCCACCGAGTTCTTCCATCTTCGCAAGCATTCGACGCATCATCTGCGCACGTTCCTCGGGGTACGCTTGTTCCATCAAGTTCCATAATACGGACTTTTCTCCGTTCCATACTGGTGTGCCGTCAGCATAGGTGTCGTGAAACTCTACCCAGTAGGGTTTCTTCATTAAACCTTGATTGATGACAGAAAATATAGTATCCAAGTCATCCTGACGAAATTTCCATTTACTCTTTGCCATTTCTATTCTTTGTTAAAGTTATACGGATAAGTATTCTTTGCACAGTTATCCGTTGCTGCTATTGTTTCTACGTATAGTTGATGAAAAAGAAGATCCATGATGTCCCAGTCCTGTGGCTGCTCGGCACGGAACTTTTGAATGCGTGCCGCCTTGAATAACTCATTGAGTTTAGCTGCATCACTAATCGATGTGAATGTTTCCTCGGTTAATCCGTACTTATCTCCGACTAACTGCTGACGAAGATTAACCACCGACACACCACTATCGAGAGTTGAAGGGCAGAATTTCTTATACAAGCTATCGTAATAGTATAGGTTGTATTGATTAGGATCGCCAGCCTTCGCAATCCAATACTCAATGTGGGTCGAGTGTGGATCAGCGTTCAACTCGTCAAGCGTTCCATTGAAAGGCTCAATGAATGTATTGCACGAATAGATGATATTATAAGCAGTGATATACGACTCAACGAGTTGCTCTGCTCGCTGGCGTGTCTCATTGTCTGCTGTAGTCTTATCATCAGCAGGGAGGTCGGCATAGTCTAAGTCCCAACAGTTCTCCCAAGAGAGTTCAGAGACTTGGTACTGGTATGCTTCCTCCTCCGCATTATAGCGGATGCGTCGTTTGTCCCAAGGCACTTGATAGAGTGTCAAGCGTGGCGAGTTATCAGAGCCTTCTATAGATAAGAGGTCAGGGAATAAGTCCTTATCATATCCGAAGGTTGCAGCGTCACCCTTATCGGGCCCTACTGTAAAGAGACCGACAAACTTGTATGTAACAGTACCGTCTTCTGCGGTCTGCTTCTCAAATCCGACGAATGTCTCTTGGTAAATAGACACACGTGCTTCGCTATCCTGCTCGATACCCTCGTTAGTTAAGCCTACCGCCTTCCATAGATCTGTATATGAGTTTACAGAACCTAACTTGTGGTATTGCATAGAAGAAGCGATATTCTTTTTCGCTGTCAGCTTGGAGATTTTAGGCAGGTTCTTGAATAACTCAAATTTCTTCTGTGCTGTCTGACCGTCCTCATATACGATAGTCGTATCCTTAGCTACCTTTGCCTTCCAATTCCATAGGTAGTAAAGCATAGAAGATGTACCTTGACCTTGAAGCTGTAGATTGGTAATCGTCAATCGATTGAGATTAGTGTTACCGTCTTTAGGATAAATCTCCAGCGTACCCTTAGGACGATAAGACTTACCATATTCATAAGCCGGCAATGGCTTATCGAAGGTAAAGACGTTCACCTTTCCACGCACCTTATCAAAGTCGACCGTGGTACCGAGGGTGTCATAGATGTCATTATCCAATTTTTCAGCACTCTTTTCTCCCACAGTTGCAAGTGCATTTATATAATCTTGATGCACGTTGGCAGCGTCCATTGCGCTGTCATATATACGAATGGAGTACAAATCGACATCCGCCTTATCCGAGCCTATAACGATACCGCCACCAGTACCTATCTGCATAGAGTCAGTAAGCAAATAGGCGAACTTGCGAGCTTCGACACCGTCAATGTAGAGATAGACAAGGTTAAGGTAATAGGTATTTCCATTCAAGACGTAGGTGTACTTCTTAGGACTAATTACGAGTGCCAGGCGAATACGCACACCATCGTCAGTATTCATCGCCTGTACATCAGCATTACGCTCACTGCGAGTTGCGAACATAATAGAAGATGGCTTCACCTTCAATCCGATATAACCCTTCTGATAAGGCATAGCGATAGATATACACTCTGCATCGTAATCAGATGTATTGTTAATCTGATAGTCAATTTCGATTGTCTTACCCGATTGTGCTGCCTCCTTAGCGAAAGGCTTGTAACCTATATTCAGACGTGAGCCAGCAAGTAAGCGCAATGTGCGTGCGCCATCTTCATCCGTCACCCAGCCATCACGTGAGAAGGCTACGTTCTGCCACTCAGAACCGATATGATCTGAGTTGATAAGATTGCGGAGGATATTGCGGTCGGTATCGGTGTTATTTCTGTTCTTAGCATTGAAATAGAACACTGCTCCTGCTGTTGCAGAGTAACCTTGCGAGTTATCAACAGGGAAAGGGATAGCATCACGCAAACGCACCTCGTCTGTTGGGTGAGTTCTGAAACCGATTAACGCAGTAAAATCAGAGTTATCAATCGTCTCGACTTCAAGAGAGAGCGTGTACTGCATCTTGGTTTGCGTCAGTGTATTTTCTGATACATTCTCCTGCAACACCTCGTTATCTTTCTTCATGAGAATAGACAGTGGTGTCGTGACTGCCTTACCGTCATATACAGCGTATTCCAGCACTTTGTTCTCATACCAGTTCAGCAGTTTCTCTGCCTTATTGTTTACGACAACCATCTTCACCGTTTCGTTATTAGCCACCGCCATGAAGTCGTAACCAACTGGTGTAGTCTGTACTGTATTATCTTCATTCGAGAGCCACGCAGATAGATGGAAGATGCCAGTCTTGTTCGTAAATGGTATTGTATAAGCCACAGGCGAAGATGTGTAAGTTGCGGTACCGAACTGACGTTCATACGTCTGCTCGTAACCGTCACCCGTAATCTTCACATGAAGTGTCTTCGAGATATTACCGCTGATGTAGCACGGAAGTACAATATCACCTTGATATGCTTTCCACCAGTTGAACTCGGAGATAGAAAGGAAGAGCGCAGACAGCGTGATTGAATATACTAACGCAGGAGAGGTTTGCCCCGTCACCTCACCTGTAATCTTCACCATGATATTGTTTTGTCCTGATTCGAGGAACTTGAAGACATCTACAGTGGTGAGTGTGTTTGATTGACAGCGACCACGTGCCTTACTCACGAACGTGCCATCGCCGGCTTTAGCGAAGATTTCGTACGTGCCCCATTCGCCAGAGTCTACATAATCCGTCTGTCCTACATCCTTAGTGCGAGACACGAACATAAATCGAATAGCACACTCGCCTGCTGACTTAGAGGCCGATAGCGTAGTAGAAGGCGACTGATTGACTGCTCTCAAGTAATAGAGAATAGTCTGCTGCTGTCCTCCACCTCCTTGCCCAATATTAAGTTCAGACAGCTTCATAGGGACCCATTCATCACCATTCCATACGAGTACACATGTCTCGGATGTGAGTTCGTCTGTCTCGCTATTTACATTTGAAAGCTGTCCAAGGGTAGGGCGATTCTTTGCAATCGTCTTCTTCACACGTTCCTCCTCAGAGTTCTGTGCGTCGATTAACTCGTTGACCTTTTCAGGTAACTTGTTAAACTCGTCAGCGGTCAGTCGTCCGCCTGTCTGTTTATGCTCTAAGTAAAGTTTTTCTATCGCCATAATTATGATAGCTTAAAAGGAAAGGTATAAGTAAAACCATTGTTGCCCTCTATCTCGACACCGTGCGCAAGGGATAGCGCATGACAAATGATGTCTTGAAGGAGTTTAGGGTGAGAACTCGTAAAATTCTCACCCGTATTATCTTCAATGCCACGGATAGAGGCTTGTGCGAAACGGTTATCTTTCGTACGGCTCTCCGTGAGATGTAGCTTGATGTACTTCATTATAGAATTTCTTGCAAGTTATTCAAGAATTTGCAAGGATTGACACATTAAAGTTTCCTATATTTCTTCAAGAGCCAAACAACGATATATCCAATAACACCCAGCAGAACTGTCGACATAGCACCAATTGCCCATCCGCCTACATCCATCTTGATTTTCTGCCACCGAGATAGTTTCTTTTCTACTGGTATTGGAACTTCTTTATATTCTGTCTTTGTTGCACGTAGGCTATCATTGCTTGCCTTGTAGCGGTCTATCTGGCGTTGGAGCGTAAGATTATCCTGCGTAGTGTGCCAGCGGTCACGATAGCGGACAATAAGCCGTTCTTTAATGTTGCCTTGTTCATCCTGAACTACCACCACGCTGTCGTGAATAGTAATACTATCACGAACATTAATCACCTGTCTGGCAACAAGGCTATCCTTGAGATTGATGCTGTCTTTCTTTGTCACGTAGACAGTGTCTGTGCGAGTAGATTGCAACTCTACAAAATTCTTGTCTGAACAGCTAATACAGAGTGCCGTAAGCGCAAGTAGACCTATTACGATTAACACTGTGTACACGTAATACTTAATATCCTTATCTTCCATACTCTTATACCTTTAATGCAAAACATTGTCTTCTTTGCTTTCCATCAGCACGCTTATAACCGACATGCACCCAACGAGAAGACTTAGACTTCTCGATGATGATTTGGTCGTAGGCGTACCCCATCAGAGAGAACTCTGTTGCAAAGAACCTCTCAAACTCGTCCTGCTTCCCATTGACAGGTTGCAGGTCAGCGGCATAACCCATGACATGAGCTGAGTTCTTTACACCGCCTACAGCCTTATTCAGTGCTGGTGAGCGATAACCGCTTGTGATGCGGATAGCAGGAGTACCGAGGTCGTGACGCTCGCAATATTCTGCCCACTCCGCACGAATACACTCTAATAGGGTAATCGTCTCTGTCAGGTGAACCCTTACAATAGAAGGAGGGTTATTGTTTATCTTTAATTGTTCTGCGGTGCTGGATTGTACCAGCTCCGCAAGTGTAAAGTTTGCCATAACTAATCAAATTTTGGTTTATCATCATCTACATCAACGTGCGAACTCTTAAGATACTCGCTAAGGAACGGCACTTTGTCAATCGCTTTCAGTGTCAGAACGTAATAAACAAAGCCGGCTACTTTCCACATCGTCGTATTCTCAATGAGCATCATTCTCCAATTGCGGACGATATTCGTCGAGTAGAACCAAATCGCCACACCGCATAATGCTTTCACAACTCCGAGCGTCTCTTCCCCAGCGTGGAGGAAATAGCCGGTAATGAAGATAGAAGCTGACATTACGAAGAACAAACAACAATGATAGAAGAACACCATTGACTTTTTTAAGTTCCATTCCTCGCCATGTTTCAGTCCTGCAACTAATCCGAAGATATAGTTGACACCAAACACAATCAACATTGCGTACATGAAATCACGTATCGGGAAAAACAAGCTCAGCATTCCGCTGATGACTGAACACATCACGTACTTAAATTGCTCTAAATAGTTCATAGCAGACACATTAAAACTCCGACAAACGCACCCACCAGACCAGCAGCCACGTCCTTCAAGTCGAACTGCTCATCACGGAGGTAATAATCAACACACTCCTTACCTGTCATCAGCATCAACACACCCGTAATTGCAGGGAATGCCCACGATTCAACGTTTGCAAACAGCCTACCAAGCACGAAGGCTACGATAAGGCCTGCAATGAGGTGTAAGTACTTGTCGCTACCGATAGCAGCGACTTTCTCGAAAATCCTGTAAATACAATCTAATGCTTTTTTCATTTTGTTTTATATTAGTTAAACTCTATCCTTATACTGGTCAAATGGATAATTCTGCAAGAGAGAATCTGTAACAATTATAGGCTTACCATCAGGGTCACAGAAGGAAGCTCTACCGTTAGTGACAGAGAACCAAACATGCCCCATATTACTTAATCGTCCATTCTCTGCCTTGGAAATAGCTACACCAAACACACGTATCTTAGGTTTGTTCTGGTTTTCTTCATCAACGATAGATTCATTCCCTCTTTCTAAGTATTGACCTTGTTCGTTCTCTGCGGTATACCATCCATCAGGAATAGGGTATCCGACATCCTCAGAGTCGAACGTCTTACCATCATTATCTGCGTCGTCACCCAGCTTACCTGTAGCATAGTGTCGGGCAGCGTGGTAGTCATGCCACACTTTGCCTTCAACAGTCTTTGGATAAACAGCTGATAGACCTTTATCTGTCACATTGACAAGAGACTGCTTAGTCCAGTAGGCTGCTTGATAAGCAGACACAAGTTCCTTCAATCCTGTATAACCCAAATCATACTTAGCATGCCCCTCGTTATCGAAGAAAATAAGATGAGGAAATCCGTCCTTATCCACTGTCATGCTGATGCCCTTCTTGTTATCCTTCGTCAACACATCGAATGTACCCTCATACATGTTAATGTGTAACCCCTCGCTGCTCGGAGATGTGCGTATGCTTTTCGCCTCGATTAAGTCAGCGTTAACCTTTCCATCCGAGGTCATTAAGGCCACCTTTCCTGCTGGTGTTTGAACCTTGAAATTCTCTGCTGTGACGGTGAAGCTCTTCTTTTCTCCATCGAGTTCAAAGCCTACCTCGATAAGTCCATTCTTAAGGTTGGTGACCGTCGCTGTAATATTATCAGCGGTCGTTTTCATCTCTGCCTTGAACTTATTGGATGTAAACTCTTGCGCAGATTGCCAGTCCTCGATGCTGAACTCTTCACCTGCTGCCTTCGGACGAACACAGACGAGCAAATCATTGTTATACTTATCTCCAAACGCAGCATTGCTCCACTGGTCGCCCTTATCGTAAGGAGGAACAGGCTGCTCATGTACAAATACTCTACGCTTACCATCTGCTGTATCCTGTGCGTGCTTAGCTGCTTCAAGCGATTTCAACACATCAGCATCCGTTATCTCGTGCCAAGAGAAAGAGCCATCAGGGTTTTTCTCGAAAGAATAAGCACGACCTCCGCCAGTTTCTGCATACGAGCGATTGTAGTAGATGTCATGCTCATGCAATTCCTTAGTAGTTTCGTCCGTCCACTCGTTAGCAGGTTCAGTGGTGAGTGTTGGTACCACGTCACCAAACCAAATCACCAGCTGCTTATCTGACTGCTGTTGCACAGCATTGATACGTCCCTGCATGGACTCTAAGAAGTCTTGCAGAAGGATATACTCACCACGCTTAGCAGGGTCCTCAACCCTTATCTCGAAGTTCTGCTTATCGAATAAGAAAATAGGACGAGGAAGGGTAAAGCTATTAATACCTTTTATAATCTTAAAGTACGGTGAACCCTCTCCTGCTGCTGATTGTATGATAGCACTCTGACGGTCTGGATCCGTTAGATGGCCAAGCTGCACAACCTCGTCACCCACTTGTGGAACATCACTACCACTTGCGTAGTCCTCTGCCTTCGTATTATCGGCAATATCAACATAATCAGTACCGACATCGGTAACACGCCTATGCCAGTAGTGATTAGATAACTGACCGCCAGCATCTATCAAGTTAAATGTTTCACACAGCGCAAGGTCATCCACTCGCATAGAGTTATAGATTCTACGTCCGTCAGCATCTTCCTGACGGAAGTAACATCTCCAAGCTCCGACTATTCTGTCAATCTTAGAAATGACGAACCCACCAGCAGAGTTCACTACCTTGCCCTTGATTTGAGAGGTCTTCATTATCTCAACCTCCTCTGCTGTGAGTTTGCGATGAACGTTCAAGTATTCAGCATCAATATGCCAGGATCCTTGTTCATCCTTATAGATAGATATGCCAGACTCTCCACGGACCGACTTACCGAAGGTGATACCCTTCATGAATGTAGTCAGAGCGTTAACGATGGTGTCCTGGTCTGTTCGCACAATTTTCTCCCAATCGACACTCTTAGGGTCGAGCGTGCGAGCTGACTTAGCTTCATCTGCAAGGCCAGCTTGTATCTTCTGCGCATCCAAGGTAAGATAACTCCCTATGCGGTCGAGCGCACGCAGTACTGACATATTGTCATGATGATGTCCAAACGCTCCATCACCCTTGTAAGCGGTAGTCACCTCACGAGAGAACCATTCGAGGATAGCTTCAGCTGTGGTGATGTTCCACTTGTCAGAGTAAGGACTCTGGACAGGGAATAAAGCCCCACTGCTCAGCGGTAGTCGCTCAAGCTCAACTAAGCGTGGGGCGATGGTAAAAGACCCAACATCAGGAATCTTGATATCCAACATTGCAGGCGTAGCGTCCTCTGACCTGGTAATATTCAGGTAGGGACGTGCGTCTGCATATCGATAGGTAAATGTATAAGATGAAGGGAGGTCTTTTGTCTGCCAACTTACGTCGCTCTCTGTCACGACAATACGACGCACATAGTTACCTGTGTAGAGGAACTTACCCAAGGATGGGAAGAAGTCGAGCAACCACTTACGCTCCTCCTTAGAGAGGAAGCCTGTGTTCTTCTTGTATTCTCTGACTGTGTCAACACGATACTCTTCTGAGTCGTTCTCAATCTCAGCTACATTGTGCGTGTGTTTCGCTGTGTTCTCAGCATCACCATACGCACGGAAGGTGTCGATACCACCGAGTGAGTTCTCGAAGAGTACCCACTGCTCTTCTTCGCTTCGGATGTCTGAAGCGTAGTATCGCTGAATGTAGGTGAGTCGAGTACCAGCAGCATCTTCCACCCAAACATCATAGTAGCTCGGCATCTTACTTAACTTACCAGCGATGACTCCATATTGCATAGGTATCGTCCACACCTTCCCATGAGAGAGGTTGCCGAGTTCGATGTCTGTCTGAACATAACTACCGTTCTCTTCTATATATGCACGACACTTAGCTACGCAATCCTCGACAGCGAAGTAGCTAAGGAACTCTGGCGTGTAATAAGTCACAGGCTTTACGGTAGGCTGCCACGTCAAGAAGTTACGTTTCAACCAACTTGAAGCGGTGTCAGCGAAGTTGTCGATACCAGCACGGAGTACCGTGAATTGCCATGACTCTTGCGCAGCAGTCTTATCTTCAATGAGGTTTACAAGGAACTCACGAGCAATGTTCGGTTGACGATAAATTGTAGTCGACTCCTGGATCTGAAAAGATAGCAGCGGAGTGACGATATTCTCCAAGTCAATCTCTATGCGCTTCGCCTTATTCGGAGTATAAATGTGCTGCACGATGATTTCGTTCGTATCTGCGTACTTGAGAACAAACGTAATCTCTTGCGAGCTTGATATAATGAAGTGATTCATCGAGCCTGTCAGACTTAGAGAATCAGGTTTAAGAAGAATATCCATGTGCAAATTTATTTACCACAAAATTACGATATAAAGGAGGATTGATAAAGGACAACAGGAGGAGACAACAAAAGCATAGCTTTCGAGCATCCAAAGCTATGCTTTTGATCATCCAAAGCTATGCTTTTGATCATCCAAAGCTATGCTTTCGATCATCGAAAGCTATGCTTTCTACAGAGGCACGCATTCCAACCACACCTCTGTACGAGTATATTCGTAGCGACCATGACGGAACCATCCGCCTTTCTTCGTAATCCTCTCCGTGTAAGATCGCTGTTTTCCAAATTGCTTCCCAACGTAATCCGCAGAAGGGAGAGGAGGATAAATGGTGACGAAGGTCTTGTTGCGCTCGTCATTCGCTGCGCTATACTCCTCCCAGCTAACAGAGGTCTGCGTTTCCTTGCCCACCCACTTATATTTCACGTCCATCGCTTTGAGCTGCTCATTGATAGTAGGAGCAGAGATTGCAGGTTGCATCAGCGAAACGGTATAAAGCTCAGACTCGACAGGCTCGTTCTTTCCTCCGAGGGTAAATTTAAGTTTATTGAACAAAAAAGGAACTCCACGGATAACCACTTTCTCGTATGAAGGGAGGTTCTGTTTCTGCGACTGAGAGAGCAGTAGCTTCACCTTCATGTCATGAAGCGAATTGCGCAGCAGTAGGTCGTATTCTCGGTAGAACTTTTCAAAGATGCCTTGTGGCCCATTATAATGCAAGGCATAATCGAAGATACGAGGATGAGAAGGCGCATTCACATCGTAAGCTGATATGGTACCTTCTGGTCGACCGTCAGAGAGGTATGTAAAGGCGAGGATAGCCTTCTGTTTCTCCGCCTTCTCCGAGGTGTGTTCCTTGGGTTCTGTTGCGACCACCATCTTAGAGTTGAGACTCTGATATTCTCCTACGTAGAGGAACTTGCCCATGTCGTAGTTGAAGTCTTCCTCCTCGACGGTAGCCTTATAGCTAAGGGTTCTGAACTCTGGTATGAGTTCAGGAACTTTAATCTCCTTCGCTTCAAGTGTCTCACCCGTGTTATAGTTCTGCGATGCTTCAGCGACTTTCACCGTCACTTGGAAATCGCCAGACCATCCTGTCTTATAGATAGCCCCATCGACGGGGTCGAAGTAGGCGTTAGGGTTCGCCTTGACCAAGCTATCCATATCGTCGTAGGAGTCTGAAATTTCTGAATCAACCTTATCTTCAGCAGCGAGTGTAACACGTTTGTAGTCGTTCTCTGACTTGTAAGAGAGCGTGGGTTCTTGCGTCACGCAATGAGTAAGGTCTACCTTAGGAGTGTCGTTAAGTGTGTCACGCAGGAAGATGATGTCTGCTGTTCGCTTCCCTTCATCAGAGGTGAACTCACAGCAGAATTTCTTACGAAAAACTGAAATGAAGTCAGCACAGGTAATATCTGGCACCAAGTCGGCTACCTTTATCTTTCCATTCACCAGTACATCCATCACCTTATTAATTACTACCATCTTATTAAAGGGTTCTGTCTGTGTGAAGAAGTTTTCTTGCAACTCATATCCGAAGTAAGCGAAGACACGCTTGAGCAGATAGTTCGCACGGATGAAAGGCGACATGTAGTATCCTGGTGCGAGCGTGATAGGTATCTCGTTGACATACTCAATGCGCTGCACAGCATTGTAGAAGTCGCAGCCTTCTCCGCTTAAGTCAGGATGAAAACCTATTACTGAAGGTAGTTCAGGCATCCACTCGTAAGGCCTGGTGTATTTCAAGACTTTATCCTTTCCAAAGGCATTCATGAACTTGAAATTCGCTCCATTCTTTCTCCCAGAGTCGTCAGTGAAGAGGATAGGGAAGATGCCGTAATGCTCATTAGAGTTATTGCGTAGATTACGACAAAAGTCAATCCCTTCCTCTACAGTGTTCACACCAGGAATGAACTCACCCTTGAAGATGTCCTTGAGCTTCATCTTCTGTATTCTCGAATAGAAAGACCCATCATTAATGTAGAAGGAGGTAGAGATACTACCCTTGTATTGAGCAGACAGTACCACTTGACGACATTGAGCGAAGTATTCACCATCTTGTATCGCTACATCAGTAGCGGTCATCTTCACCCTACGTCCGAAGGAGTCGGGGAAACCAAGTATTCTGCGATTGCGTTCGGATGCTGGGAGCTCGAGCGGTGTGGTCTGCTCTCCATACTCATTGAAGAAAGGGTTAGTACGCTCTACTTGTATCTGTGTATCGGGCTTGAGGTTATAGGCCTCGCCCTTCTCTAAGTTCGTTATCTTCATATATATATAAGGTGTTGTTTTTATTTACTGCCAAAACGACGAGCCTTGTCTTGCAACTGCTGCTTCTGTTCAATCTCATTGAGAGAGACAGACGCAGGGATACCGTCAACAGACAATCGGTCGAGCACGTCAGTCAATCGTTCGATGAGCGTATCCTTATAAGAGTCCTTCGCTACACCACGCACGTCATTAACTGTTGGTGTGACGTATCCACCAGAGGCACGACCTTGTGCCTGCTGAATGAGAAACTTATTCATATCGAGTGTGCGAATCGTTCCTGCACGCTGTGCACGATCGATGATGTCAATGAATGGAGCTATCGTAGGGTTCTCAACAGCGGCATTCGAAGCTACCCACTCCTTACTATGTCCGTATCCGCCCTCTCCGACGATGACAGTAGGTTTGTCGATAAATCCACGTTTGTCAGGGTCATAATCCGCATGAAACATCTTTCCATCCTGCTTGCGCTCTACGTCAATACTACCTCCTGATTCAAGTCCTGTTGCGACACGTGCACCTGAAGCAGAGGCAGAACCACCTGCTCCGCTTAGCGTCATTCGCTTCACCTTATTGCGCTCTGCAAGTGCTGCTGCAAGCTGAGCAGCACCCGTGATACCCATCAAGGCAGCAGCAGGAATACCAGCAGGGAAGCCCAACTCGGAGAATGTCTTAGCAATCGCAGAAGCGGTGGATGCGATGATCTGCGCTGCCTGAATAGCGAAGTTTACGTCCGCATATTTCTTCTGTATCTTCAGCTTTTCATTAGCCTTCTTCTTCTCAAGCTCCGTAGTGTCTTTGCCTGCATTCTTAGCTGCTTCAATCTCTGCGTCATACTTGGCATCGACGTTCGCAATCTCTGCTTGTTGGAGGGATTGCATAGCGTCAACGAAAAGTCCCTTGTAATTTTCAAAGTCCTCCTTCCACTTTTCACGCCTTAAATGTGAGACAGCTTCCTCATATTCTTGTTGACTGATAAATCCAGCCTGTAACAGACTTTTCAGATGGTCGAGTTCTTCTTGATAGAGGTCTTTGCGTTTCGCAAGGCCATACTGTTGGAGTATTTGATTTCTATAGTCTTCAGCCTCTTTCACAAGATTGCTTTTTGCTTTTTCATACTCTTCTGCCGTGAGAAGTCCTTTTGCGTAGTCCTCGTCAAGTTTCTTCCTTTTTGCTTTTTGCTGTTCATCGAACGTTTCAAGGCCGTACTCCTGTTTAGCACGAGCACGCTCCTCTTCCTTTTTCTTCTCATATTCTGCTACGATTGCAGCCTTAGCAGCTTCGTATGCCTCTGTAACCTCTTTCTCACGTTCTCCATTATCTTTCGCACGCTGTAAAGAGGCCTTATAATACCCATCCAAGATTACTAATTTCGCATCACATTCTTGCTGAAGGGTTTGCGGTTTAGCAGGAGCTGACTGACGTATCTGGTCCAAGGACTCATAGTACTCTTTCTCTGCCTCGATATAAGCAGTGTTCGCAGCTTGCTGCTGGTCAGCGACAGCCTTAGCTTGCCCTTCGTGTAACGCCTTCTTCTTCGCAGCGTCCTTGAAGACCATGTTCTCAGAGCGTTGCAAGTAAGTCTTCTCGATGTCGAGTAGTTTGTTCTGATGCTGAATATTGAGAGCAGCCACGTATGCACTGTACTGCTCTTGTGTGAGGGTCTTCTTCGCAAGCGCATCCTTCAATGCATTCAGACTCTTATCATAGCTTCGCTTCTCTGCGTCGAGGTCTTGAGCTCGGTCGTGTGCAAACAACTTGCTTGCTACGTCATCAGGGTCAGTAGTCTTTGTCTTCTTTGTCTTCTTTTCCTTTTTCTTCTTCACCTTGGGGTCTTTCACTCCATTCTCGATGGTGTTGTGGCCACCGCTTAATCCGCCTTGAGAGGAAGAGTGACCCTTAGTGTCTGGGGAAACGTCGACTGAGAGATGGGCAACCTTCTTGTTGCTGCCTGTGTTCTTGATAGCATCGATGAAGTTGTCGCGAACGTTCGCACCCATTTTCTTAGCGTCATTACCAATTTCGATCCACGTGTCTTTGTAGGCATCCCAAAGTTCCTTGATACCAGTTGTAATCTTATTGATATCGGGAGTTAATGCACCTTCAATGATTTTACCCCATGCTTTTGCCATTCGCCCCATGCCTTTGAATCCGTCAATGACAAGATAAACTCCAAACTTGAACACCTCCCACGTGCTTTTGAAGTTGTTTTTTATGTTTTCGATACCAGCACGGAATACCTTAGATTCGTTGTAAAGGTCGATAAAGTAGTTAATGATTTTGACAGTATAGTCGATAATCTTCGATAGAGCCTTTACTCCGAAGATCTTAGCTTTCATAGTGATTTCGTCGAAGCCATTCTCGCCCAATCCGAAGAACTTAGACATCTTCTCGTTAAGTTCTGCTTGCGCTTCCACCTGTTCACGCTGTAACTCTCCATACTCTCCTGTGACACCCTTCAGTTCCTCCATGTTAGTAGACATATCTGCTAAGGTCTTCACGAGCTTCATACCCTCGTTGCTCGCTGTTTTTCCAAAGACAGCCTTCATGACTTGCCCGACTTGCATAGAGTTTTCAGGTAGCTCCTTAATCTTACCTGATATCATCTTAATAGCCTCTAAGATGGAGGTTTTTCCTGATATAAGGTCTGCTTCAAGTTGCTTGCTCGAGATACCAATAGAGTTCAGTGCACTCTGTGTTGCAGATGACATCGTGCGAATACGGTTCGTGGCTGTCTGAATCAGACCCATACCAGCCTCGTTGAAGATACCCGAGCGTGTCTGCGTGATACTTGCGACGAGGTCCTTCACGGATGCACCAGCGTCACTGAAGGCAGGTCCGTACTGTTGAATCTGACTAAGGAATGTACCGTTAAGGTCAGCTCCTGCTTGTAGTCCATCCTTGATGACATTGATAGCCTCTGCTGTAGAGATACCGTACTGATTGGTAAGCGATTCTACAGTACCGAGCACCTCCTTATAGTCTTTACCGAACTGTTCAGCGAGAGCAGATATCTGACTCTGTGTGTGGACGAGTTCGTCGCCCTGTATATTGAAAAACTCACGGGTCAGTCGTTGAGCTTCTTCAACCTCCATGTTGTAATTATAGAACCACTTAGCCCCTTCTATAGCTGCTGAGATGGAAGCGACAGCAGCTGTTGCAACGCCCACGAGTTTCGTCCAACCACCAGAGATAGATGAGAACATGCCCTCGAACTTACCCATGATGCCTGTAGACCCTTTACCCATTGACTCGCCCAACCCTGAGGCATCACGCTTCAGCTCCGAGATACGTCCATTGACTGTACGAAGTTCTGACGCTAATCGCTCGTACTCTTGAGGATTAGCTGCCTTCGATGTGTTGTTGAGAGCTATCTGGAGTTCCTTGGCCTGCTTCTTGAGCTGTGACATCGTCATAGCATTGACATCCATTGCCGAGCGAAGTTCACGCAGTTTCTTATTATTAGCAGATATCTGATTACTATAATTCTTCACCTCTGCTTGTAAGCGTTTGTACTCAGCGGTCTCCTTCTTACCCGCTGCCTCGAGGTCGAGCATTCGATTCTGTCGAGCCTTCATTTCCTTACTAAGGTCGTGCGTAGCACGCTCAAGCTCACGCAGTTCCTGCTGTGCCTTGTCTGTTTTTGCGTCGATGACCAAAGATATATGGTCTTCTTTGATTTTGCTCATATCTTATCTATTGATTATCTGTGAGTAATCTGTGTTGTGAAAGTGCATCTTCCATTTTCTTTCTCCAAGCCTCACGAACCTCATCCGTAAAGCCTGCTTGAATGTCGGGGAATGTTTCGTTATAAAGAACTCCCCAGACAACTCTGTTATAGATAGCATACTTAGCACGCTGCTTCTTCGCTCGCTTAGAGCTCATACCAGCGTAGTTCAAGCGATATTGCATATCGAGGAAGCGAATGTAAGAGAGAACATTGATATATACGGAAAACTCTCCATTCGATTCTTTCGGAGTGAACGCACGACGAGAAAGGAAATTACGAAGCGTACCAGTACGCTCCTTGAAGTAGCGATTAGCTACCTCCTCCTGTGTCTGATAGATGATGCCTATGTCACGACGGAGGATATCTGAGATAAACTCATCCTTAACGAATTGATCTGTTACCATGTTACAAAGATAGCACGAGCAATGGGAAGGGAAAAGGACAAAAAAAGCGAGAGCAGCACGTCTCACGACGTACTGCCCTCTAAAAACAAATTACCTAAAACATATTATATTTCACGAAACATCCATTTGAACTCTAAGCCTTGCGCACCAGGCCGGTTGCAAAACTGAAAGCCTGCGTCACGAAGCGCAGAGAAAACTTGCTCTACGCTAATCTTAGCGGAGGGGTCTATGTTCTTAATTGCGTCTACCACCTCTGGTGTCGAGAAGAAATGAGTTGTCTCTGCTGGTGTTGACGCTGGACGATATGTCGCTGATAAAGCAGCTATGTATATACTGATGTCAGTAACAGGCTGCTCTTCTTGTTCTTTTTCTTGTTTCATTGTCGTTAAGATTTGTCAGCTTCCCCGTGAGGGTCCACTGAGGTGAGAAATGCGTTAAGATCTCTACGCAATGAGCGTAGGGTGTCGAGGAAGGTTAGGGCTGTCTCTGGCTTAATAGTGCCTGCGTCTCGCCACTGGTCGATGAGGAAATCCTCTATCGCTTCTAACCTTTCAATTCTCTCAGAGAGATACCCTGGGTCGAGCATTGTCCGCAGAACCTCTGCGGTCTGCTCGTCAAGATTTACAATTGAAGCCTTCATATCTCTTATCATTTTAAATCAATTAAATCCTTAATCTCTGATAACGTGCGGTCAAAACTCTCAAGAGTGTTGACACGCTCTTCCCATCTGACCATAGCAGTCTGCTGTCGAGCGGATGCATCTCCAGACTCCTGGATACCTCGATAGTAATTGAGATGATACATCGCCTTACGGAGCTGACGCTCAATATTGTTTCTAAGTGATTTTATCAAACCTGGAGTAGCACGGAAATCATCTAATGTTATGAATAGGCCTTTTTCTGCCTTGTAATCATAGACAGTAGGGTCGGTTATAATTTTCATTTTATGCCTCCTTTCTGAACACTACTTTTAATATGATCAGGCAAAGAGTAATATTCGTCGCCATCGTCTGGTACTGATTGAATAGACTCTTGAGAAGAGTCGAAACCAAATATACCACGTATTGGTGTGAAATAGATGCGCAACATACACTTCCTCATTATGTTATTTCTATTAACAGAGATAACTCCGAGAGGACCTTCGCTAACCTTGAAAAGGTATCTTTCTTCAGCCTTTGGTATAGCACAGAATTTTTCCTCCAATTCTTCAACAACCTTGTTGAATGATTTTTTGTCCGCTACAAGAACTCCTTGGTACTTCTTCATACAGTCAGCAAGCGGTGTAAGCTCTTTTGGAATTGAAAAATCTATAAGACAACAATCAAAGAATATCATTTCTCACCTCCTTTCTCAGCCACTTCATCAAGACTCTTACAGAGGTTCTCGCTGAAACCTTCCAAAGAAAGCACCTCTTTATATTGAAGACGTATAACGCCTTCTGTGAGTTTGTGAGTAGTACTGATATAGATACAGCCTTTATCAACTTCGAGTTTATATCTTCCCTTCGCCTTTGGAATGGAATTCAGTTCTGATTTAAGTTCTGCAACAAACTTCTTTAGTGTCGGTTCATCTGCCATAAGGGCTTTGTAACGTCGTTCCATACACACGGCAACAGGCTCAAGGTACTTCGGGGTAGAATATGCCTTGAAATAGTAGTCAAAGAATATCATACCTTGCCTCCTTTCTGTTTATTTTCAGATTTATTCATGCGATAAACTAAGTAGCCTGCACAGAGGGTCGCGATGACTGATGTGATAGGCTGCTGCTCGATAGCTATCGCTGCTAAGCCCACGCACAAAGTTACGAGGTTAACTCGAATTACCAAACGACGGGTAACAGAGAACTCGCAGATACGGCTGTAAAAATTGCTCTTACTGTCGAGCCAAAGATTAAGAGACTTGAGTTTGCGCTGTATCGTAGCACGTACGTCGATAGGCTGCTGTTTTGCAGAACTCTCGAATTCGATTACTTGTTGCATATTGCACGATGTTTGACTGTTGCCTGAATCCGTCAGGTGCGGAAACAGAAAAAGCGGATGCTCTTCCTGTCGTCAAACATCGTGTCTTACACCAACAAGGGCTAATTCACTGGAAGGCATCCGCCATATCTTCGTTGCAGTAGTCTGCAAGTATGGGCATAAAAATAAGCCCATCGAAATTTAATAAGTTCGGGGCTTGAATTTCTCCTTGCCCTTATTTGTGTATTACTACACGACGTTTGACAGTTGCAAAGATAGGAACTATTATCGTAACCGCCAAACAAAAACGCAATTATTTTTTGCGTCACGCAAAAAAATCACCATTCGTCTTTTGTTTCAAGCTCACGTTTGTCGACTCTTAAAGAAGTACAGTTAATAAATCGGGAAATACAAATGCACAAATGGGTAATCCTCCCTTCCATAACTTATATAGTCAACATACGCTATAGAGGCATTCTCTTTATCCATGTATTCTAAGATTTCAGAGCATAGGTATCTTGGGACGTATCCTAAATGGATATAATCATCAGAATACACTCTGATAGCATTAGGGTCATGTGGATTCGTAGGATCTTTTTCAAGGAAAACCGATTCCTTCGACATAAGTTCTCTTGCTCTTTCTTTGGCCTTTTTAGAACGATAATACAACCCTGCTAATTCAAACAATAACACCTCTTTCACAGGAGGAGTTGGTTCTGAAGAAACATCTTCTTCTTCTTCTGCCACGGAGTTAAGTTCCTCCTCCTCTTTGCGTTTCTTTAGTTGTCTCCTTCTGATAGAGAGTGCAACGAAAATAGCGAAGGAAATCGTTATAGCATTCAATAGCAGTGTGAGTTCTTCAGAGGCATGAATGCCTATGAATTTCAATAAAAAAGCACCAATGATGTTGGTTAAGAGCCACGTTCCAAACCCAGTAAGAAAAGTCTTCATATAATTAATAGTTCTCAGTTAATATTTTTTGCAAATATACAAAAAATGAATAGAAACGCAATGAAAAGTAAAAGAAAAAGCCTCCGATGTATCACACACCAGAGGCTTCGAGTTCTTTTTTTTTAGTAAACTAATGTGACATGATGCACATTAATATCTTGCTAAAGAAATATCAGAAAGTTGTTTACCGATGCTTCTGATACCTTCTTGTATTTGTTCTACACGTTTTTTACTTGGTTGCTTGTGACCTGCTATATATTGACGCATTAGTGAAGCATTAATACCGATTTGTTTCGCAACGAGTGTTGCATTCATAGGAAACTTATCGAAGAATGCCCATAAATCATATTTGAAAGTCATCTCAAGCTCTGGTATGTCATAGCCTTCTTCGATACTTTCTTGTCTTGCTACGAGGAGATCTTCCACAGCAGAATCAACAGTTGCTCCATATCCGCATAACCCCACCTGTCCAAGATCTTCTTCTACGAAGCATGAGCAGTTTTTCTCTCCTGCCTGTTTCTCAACACACACTGTTACTTTCATATATTTATTTTGTGATAATATTCTTTTTAAAAGAGTCCTTTATATCATTAGTAAATTTCTGAAAGATAGCCGACACGTGAAAGTGTCGGCTATTCCTTAATCAGAACCAAAAAGTTGTTTCAGAATACTTTTTAAAGTACCTGTATTCACTTCTTGTGCGTCATGTCTTGGCACCGTTGTTGATTTCCCATTTGCAGGGTTTATCCACAAGTCGTGCCTTGAACCGTGTCTTAAAAGTTTGCATCCTTTCTTTTTAAGGATTCGTTTTAATTCACTTGACTTCATATTTACTAAAAAAATTAAAGAACTCTTTGTCTTAATGACGATGCAAAGGTAACAAAAAAGTTACGAACTACCAAATAAATAAGTAACTTTTTTGCTACGTATATTATCTTTTTTTTGATTAACGAACATGATAACTATTTATCAATATCTCAAGCATCTCTGAGATTGACACTCCTGCCTTAATGGCTAATTGCGTTAATCTTTCCTTTGCTTGTTCGCTCACACGAGAACTGAGCGGTACTTTGCCTAAGTACTTACGCCCAGAGTTAGGACGTGCTCCACCTCTATCACTCATATCGATTTCTTTTCGTTAAAAACTCAGCAGCCTTGCGCAATGAAGAAGCAAGGCTCTCTGCTGTTACTCTATCCTCTTGGAGTTCTAATCTCCAGCGAGGAAACTTTCTGCGATACAGATACGTTTTCGATTCATCCTCGCTTGTCTCGTATCCGTAGACATGATCGAAGCACTTGCTTCCATGATGACGAGCAGCCCATTCACCCATTGCACCGACGATGCGAGCGAGCTCGTCCACTGTTACCGTACAATCTTCTAAAAGAGTTACCTTCTGACTCTCATTAAACTGCCCATCTTGGAATTTGATGACCACCTTATTCTCCGTATCGGTTAGCACCCAGCCTTTAGGCTGAGTGCTGCTCTTCTGAATAATATACTGTCCCATTTTAGTAAGCACCGATTACATAGAGATTACCATCCTGTAACACAGAGGTATCTTCTTTCTTCAGCGGCTCACTATAACCGCTATTATCAAGGTAAATAAACTCGTCCTCTGTGAGGTTCTCTATACGATTCTTAATAATATTCATATCTTTCAAGAACTCCTCTCGCTCATCCTCAGAGAACTCAGAGTTTTCCAAGGTTTCATCTATGTCGACCTCTTGGAAGTTCTCAGCGTCTCCCTTGAAGAACTTAGTGAAGTCTTCGTAGTTACCGAGGACGTCAAAGCCTGCACGTGGACTTTCGTCGAAGAGGGTATATATTGAAGAGGTTTCACCCTCATTCTTGAAGGTTGCAACCTTCATTTTGTTCTTTTCTGCGAATTCAACAGCATCTTGGAAAGAGGCAAATCCGATGATTGCTTCACCTTCTTTAAGACCGTAGCTTGTACCGAAATTAATTACAGACAAATTATTCATTCTTGCAAGTTCATTTAAATTCTTCATAATATTTGCCCGTCATGCCGATAGCGCAGCGTTTAGATTTATTATTTATTATTTCTTTTTTCGAATATTAATTAAAGATGCGTATTATAAGCGATACCATTGTTTAAGTTTACGTTAAACTTAACACCAGTTTTTTTGCATCTCATTACTTGAAGGTGAGGAGCTATCCTGTCATTGAATCCTCTGTGGGTAAAGAACACTCTTCCATCTTCCATCTCAACGAGACCTTGACGACAGCAGTCTCTGGAATTGACGATTTGTTCAGCAGTTTCTCTTTCGATTCCATCTTGATAGTTGTATCTCATACTTTGTGCCCGTCATGCCGATAGCGCAGCGTTTAGGTTATTATTTCTATTTTTGATTAAATATTGTTTTCTACCATGAACTTAGCGAGGTAATAAGCTTGTTTCTCGCTAATTCTACCAGCACCGATAGAAGCCTTTGCGAAGGTGTCAATAAGAGAGTTTATGAAAGTGTTTTCTGTTTCAACCTTATTGAGTGCTCCCATATAAGCGTCAACAAGAGAATCGTGGTGATGATTGTTTGCAGCTAATAGACCTTGCTTTGTGCTTTCAATCTTATCAGCTATTGTCATAGTCTGCTTCTTAGCCTTTGGTGTAGCCTTCAAACTCTCACCGTTCTCATCGAAGAGATTGAATGCCATTTCTTTCTTTACAAGACCATTGAGGTAAGTTACCTCTACGTAGCCTGTAGATTTTGTTATAACCTTTGTGATTGTGCCTTCTTGGTTCTTTTTGTTTAGGACCTTAGTCCCGATGTTAATCTTAGAAGTTCTCATAAGCTTTACAGTTTTTACGGTGTGTCTCACCTTCTTTAATTCTACGATGCAAAGATAACAACTTTATTTGATATATGCAAGCGTTTTTCAAATTATTTTCGAAGAAAGTTTATTTTTTCTCAATACTTTACATAAAAGAGCCGTAACAGTTCGAAAACTGCTACGGCAACAAAGAACGAGCATCGTTATTCTATTATTCAGCGGTTACGAAACCGTGACGGATTAAGTCAGCAAGGAAGGCATCGGGGCTGTCAGTCGAAACGAGGTAGCCCTCGAGTTCCTGTAAGCGATGAGCGAAACGTACCATATATTCTGCATCTGTGCCTTCGCTATCGAAGCGACTGCCTGTGCGAAGCTGGTGAAGGAACTCCTCGGGGCTGTATGCTACAATTTTGTGGTTGTCTCCTTTAACGTGGTAGGTTTTGAAATTTGGAGAATCTACTCGGTGATGTTCGGGGACTAAATTGTGGGGAAGCTTGCTTTGTAACTTTGCTTCGGTCATAATAGAGCCGAAGAGTTCTCTTGGAGAGATGGCCGGCTTTTGCTGACCATCTCTTGTTTCTATCTTTATTCTTCTCATACTGCTAATTTTTTTGTTCTTATCTTTAGGTAAAGTTTTTCGCTTTCGGTGAGGAATGGAACGTTCTGCAGGGTGGTGTTGGTTTGTACCTGCCCTTGTTTTGCAAAGGTAATCATTTTTGCGAGAAAATGAATCCAAGCAGACATCTTTGTGAAGTTTGTTGAACCTCCGTGCTGGCGGAACTCCACCGTGCGATGGCGTGCGTAGGCTTCGAGGTTAACCTTGTGGTAGCGATTGTGATTAAAAGCTGCTCTAAGCTCACCAATGTTAGAAGCTTGGTTGATGATTGTCTCTGAAATGGTGGTAAGAGGCCTGCAGAAAGTGTTGTTGCGTCTGCTTCGAGGCATGAAGTGGTCGATAACATTCTCAAGGCGCTTGTAAGTGATTACAAGGTTCTTCCAAGTCTGAAGGTCGAATTCTGCAGCGTCCATGTGAACGTGAAATCCGCAAGAGTCGTTAACCTTAGCGTTGCAGAGGTCGAGGACCCAGCAGACCTTCTCAAGTTCCTCAAGTCCTTGCTCTCCGTGGAGGATTGGGCTAACGAGTTCGAAGGTATCGTTGCCTGAAAGGCTGCTGTCTGTCACCAGCTTCCAATGGTCAGTGTGGTCGGTGTGGTTGTATCCTTCAACCTCGACTCTGATGCCTGCTGCGTTGAGTTCTCTTGCGAGGCGTCCTCTCATGCAGTTGTAAGCTTCAATTTCAACTCCGAAGTTGCGGTTAAAGGTGTAGTCGAGTTGTGGAAGAACTGTTGTTGCTGCCTGCGCTGCGCTCTGTGTCATTCCTTGCATCATGCGCTTGTAGACGTTTTGCACAAATCCGTAGTTTCCGTTTGCTACAAGGTCTGCAACCTGTCTGCGTGTAAGTCCAAGGGTGAGAAGCTTCTGAATCTTTGAAGTCTTTGTTCCGTTCTCGTTGAGAATGCTTTGAATTTGCTCGTTCATAATCTTTGTTTTTTGAATGTTCTTTGTTTCTAATTGTACTGCTAAGTTAACACTATAATAAGGAACACGCAAGTACTATTGCACTTATAATCAGCGATTTAGGAGTAATTATCTAAAGCTAAAGAATGATACAAAAAGGGACCAACGCATCACTGCGTCAGCCCCGTCATCCATTATCCTAAACAATCCTTTAATATGAGAAACTATTAATTATAATTCTACCAACTAATAAACACGATACAAAGGTAAGTATTTAATCACGATTCGCAAAGGACCGACTTTGAACGTGTGTTCCGAGCGTGTCTGGTGCAACACAAGAGAGCATTAATGTCCATCCGAGGGAGGATAGTTCGGTAGCTACGAAGGGTATCATCTCAGCCTTATCGAGTTCGCCACGAGATATCCAGTCGATATTGCCCTCTTCAGCGTCAGCTATCATCCAAGCGTGAAGCTTAGAGAGTAATCGGAGGGTCTGATCGGAGGCAAGCATGTACTCAGCAGCGTCAGCACGGTTCGTCATCTTGTTTGCCACGGTAATGGCTATGCGCTGGGTAATCTGGTAAGAATTGCGTCCATCTGCTGACATATTCAGTTCGCCATAATCCACGAATAAGAATGAACCCACTAACTTATCGATGCGCTGCTTTAATTCGTCGAAAGATTGACCATAGACGTAGTTCGTAATCTCAGGGAGTCGCGACACATTGGGAAGTTTATCAAGTGACTCTGCGAGTTCGTTGTAACCAGGGAAGTCGCTCGAACCATTGGTAAGTATAGCACGGATGCCCTCCTTGGAAGGATATTGTGCGAAATAGAGAAACTGATCTTTAATCATAATATCTTATCGATTACAGAGATAGGAAGCCCCACCTCTTCACTGATTTTTAATTTATCCCATCCAAAACCTTTCATGTCCTTAACTGCATCGATGGTCTTCTTGCGCAGTACCTTCAGATAGGTGAGTACGTTCATCTGTTCTATCTGTTTTGCGTTGCCAAGTCCCTCCTTGGAGAGATCGTAGAGCGCATCAGAAGCGTCAGTAGTGATAGGCTGCTTAGGCTTATGCACGAACTTAGACAGCAAAGCGAATGAGGTCTTGCTGAAGAGATAGTTATTGAATGCTTGAAAATTAAACGATATAGCTGTGAGTGTTTCGATGGGTAATCGAGCGAATACCTTAGCTAATTCGTGTGCACGTTCAGAATGGTACTCTTTCTCTGGATAGTAGAGTATAGCAGCAAGCAGGGGCAGCGATTCCTCTCCTCGCTCGATGAGTTCCTGTGCCTCGATGTACTGAAGGGCAGTAAGCGAGCAGGTGAGCATTCCATATCCTGTCTCAATCCGATAGCCTGAATAAGTACGCTCACCAATCCGAATAGAAGGGATGAGCTGCGCACAGAAGCAGAGGTCGACTACGTATTGATAGTCGAGCCTGCGCAACACACGTGCAAGTGGTATGTTCAAGCGGTAAGGATCAATGCGACGACACAACTCGTAAGTATCCTCGTCTACACCATCCAAGACACTATTGTTATCAGGATAGTTAATTTGAAACATGAACGTGAGCTGCTCGGAGATTGCTACGAGGTTCGCAATCTGTTCCTCTGAATGGAACTTGCGTTTATTCCACCCCATGATATCGCACAGCCAGTTAATCCGAACCTCTCCTGCGGAGAGTTCCCCTGCTGCCATACGAAGGAAGTCGCCCACAAGGCGGATATACTGACGGTAATTCATAGCATCCCAACGGTTAGGAATGCTATGGGTCTCACCTTTATATATTAGTTCAATATCCTTCATCATGGCAACATTATAATATTATCATCAGGATTATTGTACGCTGAATTAGAGCAAAAGTCTACTGAGGCATCTGTGGCGAGCAGCGTATCAGCATTCGAGATGAGTTCCTCTGCCTCGAGGTCGAGCCGATCAGCAAGAGCAAGTGCAGCGTCGTGTTCGTCCTTACCCGTCCGTGAGGCGTGACTATCATCGAAGAGATTACGGATAGTAGGAGGAAATTCCAATATATCGAAGCGACGGAGCGACTTTGCAACGGTCTTCTTAAGCAGTGCAAGCGTCAATATCGGCTCTACACGCTCACGGTTATCATCCGTGAGTCTGTCGTAGTAAGCAGACAGACGTTCGTCGAGTGTCTCCTTCTGTAACGGGAGAATACGGAAGAAGAAGAAATAAGAGAGGTCTATTGGATAGATGGAGTCGAACGCTTCGGTGGTCTTTATCTTACAACTGTCTATAATCTTGTAATATCGTGATTTTCGCCACAAAGCAGCTGGGGAATCGGTGTTTTCGCTTGTGATCTCGGTAGACATCAAGCGTTGGATGATAGAATCCATCGCATTGTAGTAATTATCCATATATGCACGCTTCATTCCTTCCACCTCGTACTTATAGACATCTACATGGTTCTTTCTGCGATTAATGCTGTCGAAAATCAACTGTGAGGCCATTGTCATGTTCGCCACAGCAGAGCGCAGGGGTTCTGTGAGTGTTTCATCAGTGCTGTTGACGATGGCATCAAAAACCTCTGCAGTGATGATGGTTTCAACACGCTTGCGAGCGGTAACACCTGACGAAAGCAGGTCGTTCAGGTCCATATTTGTTTCGACACCTGGTGCGTACTTACTGAATGAACCAAAATCCTTGAAAATATCTACTAATACATTCTTCATGACTGCTGCTGATTTAGTCTGTCTTTCGGTGCGACGTCTTCCTGTCGCTGAGGAACCTCACGATAAAAGCCTATACGATAACCCTGCTTATAGAGTTCAGGGAAGTTCAAGCGAAGAGCGAGATTGAACGGTTCTGCACATATCTCGTCCTCTGGTGTGAGCGACATTATATAGATAAGGTAGTTATAGTAAGCGTCAGAACCCGACTTACTGATAACACCATCCTTGCTAACCGCTGTAATAGATGCATCCAAACCAACGCTTGATAGTAAGGCTTCTTCTGCTCGTTTATCGTACGAAATCAAAGATTCGATATATTCCTTATACTTAAGGTCGATAGTCTCGATTCTCCATTGCTGCTCGTGTCCAGAGTTATCCATAAATGAAATAGAAGAGTAGGCTTTGCCTTGATTGTCAGCACCGCTCAGATAGTCGCCTATCTTGCGCAGCTCCAATCGCATATACTCTACAAGTAACGATTCACGGTATTCAGTACCGATACTGATACCGTTATATTTAACCAAGTCCTGCTTCTTAGACGAGCGAATCTTATTCTCCTCGCATAGCTTCATTAGCTGATTGCGTTTACTTGACACCCACGAAAAAGGAATGATGATGTGTATCTTCGCTGCAAGGGAATTACGCAAGAAGGAGTTAATGTAGGAGGCGGTCTTATTGCTACCTTGAATATATGGACGTGCGCCCTGGTGGGTTTCGTTCACTCCATAGAACTCATCGACTGATTTCTCTCGGTGGTGTGATACGGCAGCGAATAGATAGTTGTCAACCTCTGACAACAAGAACTTAGGGTATATCTTATAGTTACCCATGCCGTATGTCCAGCGTCCTACAGCTATATTGTTGAAGTCGCCATAATTAATCTGATCGTAGGCTACATCCTTACGAGTGGTAGCAAGACGGCAGTGCTTATTCTCTAATGGTTCAAGTCCAGCAACTGGTGGCATACCAATACGCTTGCCACGGGAAAATCTCCACTTAACGAAGTAATCACCGAACCAGTAGTAGTTCTTGATACAAGTCTTAGCGAACTCCTGTGCGGATGTTTCCATACCACGCTCTTGCCAAGAGTTCAGCCATTCATCCCACGCAGGCAGTGCGGTGTACTCACGTCGCAGCTTACCACCTTCTACTGTCTGCATATAGGCGCATGGTCCATTACCATAGAGCATCTTAATCTCCTTGCTATACAAGCGAGGCAGCAGGCGGTTCTGCTTTATCTCCATCGTTACCTCTTCACACAGTGCGTTGTTCATACCACGCATACACACCTGGTATCCATTCACACTCATCCACTGGTGTTCATGTAGGCAAGTCTGTCTACCCTGTGGTACGAGTAGCCCTGGGCTTGTCGATAGCTCTCTCCCTTCTCCAATCTGAAAGGAGAAGGTATTGCCGTCCATGACGTAGAGTCCAGCGTTGCCGTGCAGTTCAATACTATCTGTCATAACCAATTTATCTTATGTAGTTTATATCCGTCTTGTGGGAACCCCATATATCTGATGAGGATACGATAGCACATCTTGGGGTTTCCCTCTTGGTCCTCGAAAAGAAAGAAGTTCTCGGAATCGACTTTGAAGCACTCGTCTGGTAGTTGCGTGCGCCACTTGCAATGTTCCTTGACAACCATTTGCTCGCCTGCCATACCCTGTATGCGAGAGTAAGGGAAGAAGCAGATAGTGAAGTCACCTTGTAGTATCTTACTTATCTCCCTTGCCCATTGCATTGCTTCGATGCCAGTCATTTCAATCGTCTTCTCCATTACGTGCGAAATTACTGAAAATCGTTGTGGGAACAAAGGACGATTTTGCCCCCTTCCTGTCATATTTCCCGACTTTTTGGATTTTGCACCGATTTACCGACTTTCAGCGGGGGCGTAACACCGCCGTCGTTTGTTTTTTTTGTTTTTTGATTTTCAGAACGCAAACCATTGAAACACAACAAAATAAGATTTTCACCGATGTAAAACACCCCTCATTTTTGCCTATTTTCAAGCACGTTTTGTTTTCGTTTTAACCCATTATTAGCCGTTAAATAGTGAGATTTTCGGGCAAATCATCAGGATAACTGCTTAATTCCTTCTTGATTAGGTCGGAATAAAGACCGTATAAAAGGTAAATCATTGCACTTGGAAGCTGCGTTGTTAGTCCTGGTCTTCGCTTGAGTTCCTCCTTCTTCTCTGATGCTTTATCGAGTTCTATCCTACCGTTTGTTTTCTTCAATGGACTGATAAGGATAGCACTGCAAAGGTTCGGGCATTCGTTCTCATCTATTCGCACCTTCGGGAGCAAAGGAAGTTTCTCACCAAAGAGCAACTGACAAAGGCGGAACTGCTGCCAATGGTAAATAACAGGTGCACCCTCATTGTAGAGGATAACAGAAAAGCCGTAACTCTCCAATGCTGCCTTCATCGTGAGTGAGTCGGTGGTTATCTGCTCTAATTCCTCACGTGTCTTGTTTCCTGCACGGTCAGGATAGAGATGTATTACCTTATTTACCGCATCAGTACCAAAGAATGAATACACCTGCTGCGCAAGGTTCTGCTGGTCATCGGGTATATACGCCCAAAACTCCTTAATGATATCAAAGCGACTACCATACTCTTTCTTCTGTCCAACGATGAGCGACTGAAAGTTACCAGGATCATACCCAATGTAGAGCGGTTCACGCTTATCATAGTGTCGAAGATAGCGAGCGGTGAGTGTGAAGTGGTCCTTGAGGTTCAGCTTCAGAATCTGATCATAAACATAACTATCCTTGAACTGGTGTCGCTCGTGGTCGTAGGTGGTAAAGAACTTGTTAGTCACCTCCTTGTGTCGAATAGCACAGATAGCGGTCAAAAACTCATCCATGTCGAGCGTATCGAGCTGTGTCTTGAAGAACTTAGGACCCAAGATGTCCTTGTTGCAGAATGATGAAGCACGGATATAGTAGATTGCGTTCCTTCGCATATCCGCTAATCGTGGTTTCCAGCGTGCAACAAAAGCGTTAAGACGTTCATTTTCCAGTCTTATCTTCTCCATAGTGACAGGGTTCTTCGTATTGCGTAAATCCTGCTGGAGCATAAACTGCTTATAGAGCGACTGATTGATAGCAAGCGACACACTGGCTATCTCCTCAATGAGTTGTCGGTCCATCTTGTTTTCGTATTCCTCGAACCAATCGTCCTCACCAAGGTCGACACGTGCAGTATCACTCACACCTGTCACACCTTCATAGTAGGCAGAGCGACGGATGTCAGCTGAACCACCACGAAGGGAAGGGAAGAGGCGTGACTTTAGCTTCTCACCACTGTTGTGCTTCATCTCCTCGACGAAAGCGTGAACAGCATTACGACCAGCGACACTTTCAGGCTGATCTGAAGATACTAACTGAAGGTGTGCACCATTGCGAAAGATGACCGAGTGCTTAGCGTAGGCAATAGGGTAGCGTGGTCGACGGAAGTGAGAAGGTAGCTTCGCTTCGCCCACTACATAGTCGATGCCATACTCCAACATTGCTCGCTGCTTTCCATTCACGATGACAGGTCGAGAGAACGAAGCCTGAATGTTAGGCCAGACGTTTGTCATCAGTGCAACGTAAGTCTTATGCACAAGGAAAGAAAGTTCACCAGGCATATCATTCGTCACTCGGATAAGTCGGGGAACGATAACGCCCTCAGTCTTACCCGTTGCACGAGCCCACTCTGCATAGAGCATATTCGGGTCGATAATATTCGCCAACAGCTGCACACGATTCATATAGTAATGCTCGAAGTCAACTGTAGGCTGTTCGTTATTTATTATTTCATCAGTCATTTGGAATCTCCTCTACTATTTCAGCATCTTGTATGTCAGCATCACGCAGCAGTCGCTTCTTCTCCTTCTGCTCGATAGGCAGCGAGTCGATAAGCGTAACATAAAAACCTTGATTGTGCTTTGCTGCAATGTCCTTGAGACTCTTCTTGGAAAAGCCAAGTTCCTCTGCTGTGATGCTTGGTGTGATAATGAACGTAACACCAAGGTCTCTATCGGCTTCGGAGATTTCAGAAGCACGACGACGACACTCCAGCGCACGTTCGTAGCACTTGCCTTGTGTCTTATAGTCACCAGCCAGGGCACAGAGCTTAGCAAGGTTCTCGAACTGGTTAGCGTACTGATTCTCCCATATCTTGATAGGTACGTTGTTGTCTACTTGGAAGTAGTTGATGGCTTCGTAAAGGCGAGCCATACAGGTGCGCTGCTCTATCTTGATACCTTGATTAGCATTGATGCGCTGTTGCAGCTTACGAGCCGCACGAGTTATGTTGCGTTCGTGTTCGTAGATTTCCATTGCCCACTGCAATTGCTCCAAGAACTTTTGTAGCTCTTGGGGAATAGCGTCGCACTTGCCAGTGGCAAAGAACTGCGATATTAAGTCGGGGTGTATCTGTTCGATACGGTCAAGTTGTGTCATACGCCAAAAAGGTCTTTTCGCAACTGCTCTTCCTTTGCCTGCTGAATAATCTCACGCAGTTCCTTCACGGCTTCGGTGCTGCCATCCTTAGCCAACTCAACGAGCTTGGTAAGGATTGCACGCATATCCTCTGTGACGTTCACGAGCAATGCGATGTCTGCAAGAAGTTTCTGAATATCTGAATCCATAACGCAAAGATAGTCAAAGAGGAAAAACAAACAAAAGACAGACCATTTTCCTGACGTCAGGAAAAAGAAGCAGCGTGCCTCACGGCAGACTGCTTCACAATTTGAGAAATGCTAAAAAAAATTATATCTTCAGACGGCAATCGTTTCGAGGATGCCGTTGTATTGTTCGAGTGCTTTAAGGTAATTGTCGATGGCTGCCGTGTCTGTGGGGGCTGCCTTGAACTGGTTCCACGCTGCGCGCACTGCGCTATAAGCTACAGAGGGCGTAAGAGTGAGGGCAATAGTCATAGCGCACCTCCTTCCAACCATTCAGCCACGAAGCAGGCAGCCAATAGAACTACGAGGAACAGATGAGTGTAGCAGACCTCCTTATGCGTGAAACGCTCACCGCATAGACGTGAGAAAGTAGCTGACTCGCCATTAAACCACTGTGAAAACTTACTGCGCTTTTCGCTTGCCCAATCCTTGAGCGTGAACGACCGCTGCGCTGTGCGGAGGGTTGTTGGTTGCATATTGCATCATTCTTTTAGCATCCACGGAACTGCCGTGGCAGAGACACAGAGAAGCGGCTGCACATCCCGCTGCTAAAAGAATGATGTCTCTACCCGAAGGGCTTTGAAAATTCTACGGAATGGCAACCGCCAATATCTTTATGAGCATAAAAAAATGCCCAATCGAAAACGTTGAGCAATGACCGATGCTCTCCGGGATAGTCTACTATCATTCTTTTAGCACTGCAAAGATAAGCATTCGTTTTGAATAATGCAAGCGAAACGCAAATAATTTTTGCGTGACGCAAGTATTTTATAAGAAATCCCCTGCTTCACAGCGTGAGGCAGGGGACGGCTAAAGAATAGAAAGTCAATGACTATCCTTATGGATGATAGTCTGGGTCAACGGATGGACCGCTTGGATTGCTTTCTGTTTTGTGGTTTATCTTACCAACATTGTCGCTCTTCTTCACCTCGTAAGGCTTGAAGTCGATACCAGTGAGGAAGGCACGTGTGCGCCCGATGTCGCCAGCCTTCCAGTGGGTCTCTGGTTGGAAGTTGATGCGTGTACCGACAATGTTCTTGGCTACGTTGAATTTCTCAACCGAATCGGCAGGCTTGGTTTTCAAGCCAACCTTGAACGAGCCGAAGCCGTCGAGTACTACTCGGTCGCCATTACGCATGTGGCGAGCCATTACGTTGACGAGTTCGCGCAGAACTGCATAGACATCCGCCTGCTTTGCAGAGGTGTTTTCCTCAATCTCCTTAGAGATAGACTCGAGGTCGGCAACATCACTGACAACGGCACGAGCATAGAACTTGCCTTTGGTTTTACTCTTTGTGCGAACGTCTTGGTAAATCTTAAATTTTACTGACATAATACATTGATTTTAAGGGTTAATAAATAGATTTATATAAAGCTATGCTTTTGATGATAGAAAGCTATGCTTTGGACGATCAAAAGCATAGCTTTGGATGCTCGAAAGCTATGCTTTGGATTTTTGTTCCTGCTGCTGCTCGAGAACCATTCTGAACAGTCGCTCTTTCTCTTGGTACTTTTCGAGGTTCCGCTTATCAGCCTCTCTTTTCTCTTTACGATCTTTGCGCTTAACGAACGACTTATAACGCTTGATGTTGTCGAGAACGTTCTTGTGCTGGCGGAGGAACTCAGCTGGATCAGTGCGGAGCAACTTAATGAGCTGGGCTATCTCTGAGCGTCCGAAGAGTATCGGGTGCTTGCAGAGGAACTTACCAGTGTCGTTGAAAGATTGCAGCTCGGCAAATGCTTGAAGATTGCGGATGCGCAGTTCTGCCATTTCTGCTACGGCTTGTGCGGTTGGCTTTGTCTCAAGCAATTCGTCGAGCTGCTTCATCTTTCGCCAAGTGTTGATGCGGTCGTTATAGATGACAGTTGCCATCTGTACGTCCGCATCAGCAAGGTTTTCCCAGTCTATTTTCGGGTACTCTTCTTCTTTTTTTTTGGAGTTGCTTTCGCCTTCTCCTGCTTAGAAGAATCGTCGTCCTTATCCTCTGAAGGGGCAGTAGGTTCCTCTGATGATTGCTCTGTAGGATCGTTATCTTCAGAACCCTCTTCAGATGAATCATCGCCACCCTCTCCTTCCGATGGGTCCTCGTCACCTTCACCACCGTTAGCTTCTGGGCTTTCATCTTCATTGCTGTTGAGTGTTTCAGGATTCTCGTTGCCATCTTCAGAAGAGTTGTTGGCGTTGATGTTATCATTATCCTCGTCGGCTGCTTTGGCTGCAAACTCACGTCTGTTACGTACGATTTCGTCGTGCTCGCAATGATCGAGAAGAATGAAGAGTATCTCCTCGTGATTCTTCTCAGGCGAGAGGTCGAAGCGTGTGAAATCGGTAAGGTGAGGTGCTTTCTCGTGCAGCAGGGCAAGGTCGGCTTCCACGACAGTTGGACTTACCAACTTATGGAAGTGCGTTAATTTCTCTTTTGCGCTGTACATATTATAAAAGTAAAATGGTGAATAAGTCCCCTCCCGTGAAGGGAGGGGAATAAGTTAGGCTTCAGTTCTTGAGACCTCGACAAGTGTTGTGGTATCAAGAACACGGAAGGTGATAGATGCGCCTGTTTTCGCTGTCCACGTAGCGCCCTCCTCGAGTACGAAGGTAGAACCGTCTGCAATAGTGGCAGCCTTATCGGTACCAGCACCAACGAGTGTGATGTATCTACTCTTATCGCTCTTACTGAGTCCACTGACTGTAGCGATAGCAGCAGCTGCTGATGTTCCGTTTGGAATCGTGTAAGTGTTGCTGCCTGCTGTGATAGCGATATCTGTTGCATCTGCATTGACAGCAGTAGCAGCAGTAACAGCTGGATTTCCAGTGTAAATCAGTGGAAGATCGACAGAGCTGCGCTTAAAGGTCAGAGTGGTATAACGACCGTCCTTATCGTCCTTCGTCTCTGTGTTAGAGAGGATGATTGGACGCTCGAGTTCACCAACGATATACCACTCCTTCTTCTTAATGTGCTTGTAAAGAGCGATAAACTTACCACCGCTATACTCTTCTATAAAGTTATAGAGGTTTGCACGAGCTCCACCCATTACCATTACAAGCTGATTTTCGCCAGTGGTAGTGATGTCGCCCTTCTCTGTGGTACCAGTGAAGGTTGGAATATCGTGCGCTTCGAAGTAGTGAGGAATCTCATTCGGTTTCAAAGGAACAGGCGCAACCTCACGGTTAGCGTTAGGTTGTGGGAACTCCTTAGCGCGGTCAATCTGGTCGAGCGCAATAAGATAAACGATGTAAGAGATAGCACTACCGTGTGTATCTCGATCAGATACATCGTCGACGTGACCGAGCAATGCCATAGAGGCAAGAGAAACTCCTGAACCAGCAGCAGCACCGAGAGAGTGGTCAAGCAAGGCTGCTACGAGCATGAAGATACCAAAAATCGCAAACGTAGCCATGAACATATTTCGTGACTGACGGTTGCTATAATTAAATCCTTTCATAGGATTATACGCACGATAGCGTTTCTGAATATTGGGCTTTTTCATTTCTATTTCTATTAATGATAATTATTGATTTAAGAAAGGAACTGAAGAGGTCAAGCCGTCCCGAGCTTTTAATACCATCGACTTTCCTCTCAGTTCCTTAGTCATTCATTCTATCGAGCACCTGGTACGTTAGGCTGCAACTCCTTGTTGATGGTGCGCTTGCCACCGACGCAACGCTCCAATTCACGGAACTTGTTATCAGCACCGAGAATTACCATGATGTAGTCGCCTACAGCTGTGGCAGTGAAGGCATCAGTGATGCTATCGAACTTACCAGACTTGGTAATCTTTGGTAACTTAGTTTTATCACCGCACTCAATACAGTAAGCTATACCAGCCTTCGCATTCTCGATGTCGGTGATAGTTGTCTGTGTTGTGGTGCTGTCGGTTATTTGCCAGAAGCCGTTGTTACCATCCACCTTATCGGTGATGGTTGCTGCAAAGAGATTGATGAAAATCTGCTGCCACTCGTAGTTGTTCTTGTCCATCTCCTCCTTAGTGGCGAAGCGTCTACCAGTGAATGAAGCAGAAGTACCCTCTTTCCATGTACTCCAAGCACGAACCTGCTCCATGCTTTCCTGCATCTTCACAGAGAGCATCTCACCAGGAACAAACTCCAAGAACTGAATGTTACCTGGTTCGTGAAGCATCATGAATGGAGTCTGACCGAGATAAGGCAACCAAATGATGCGCATCGTAGTGTCTGGTACCACGCTCAATGCACCCATAGGTCCAGCGAAGTCTGTGTCCTTGCCATAGGTAGAACGAACGTTCTTAATCCACCATGCCTGATGGTTCTTGTTCAAGTAAATGAAGTGGTTGTCGAGGTCCATGTCCTCAGTGATTGAAGCACGAACGTCAGCAATGAACTCTTGAACAGAAGCGAGGAAACTTGCCTGTGTATAGGTGCGGTATGTACCATCATCGTGTGGCTTGATGTCGTACTGATGAACATAACGCAGCAAGGTGTAGAGAACACCAGTAGCAGCATTGAGGTAGCTACCTGCAACACCCTTATCAGGCTTCACGTAGATACCACGCATACGGCGTTTATTCTGCTCAACCTGTGCAGCACGGAGGGTATTGAGCAACTGATACTCAATCATAGACCACTTGATAGGATCAGAGCCTTCCTTGTTGAGATAACCGATGTACTTACGCTCGATTTCTTTCATTGGACCCCATTCCATCTTAATCATAGCGTCGTCAACGTAACCATAGTGGTTCTCAATCTTCATACCGCCCTTGAAGACCTCACCAGACTGGTAAGCCTGTGAAACCTCATCGAAGAAGGCGTTGAATACGAGTCCACGGTCTTGGTAGCCGTAAGCGACAGGGAAGAACTGAGTAAGGTCACGTACCTGTAGAACACGAGCGATGAGTGCATCCTGACGAAGTACAACGAACTGATCGCCAAGACCTGCGTTGTCTACTCCATCGTAGTTCGTAGCGTAAGTTCCCTTTGCAAGCGCAGCTGCATCGAGCATCTTGTTCTGCTGAAGGTACTGATAGCGGTGCTTGAGTGAATTAGCATAATTGCGAACCTCCTTATAGAAGGCAGCACCATCTACTTGCTCGTCAACCTCTGGCAGGGCAGCTGCTGCACGTGGGTTAGCTGCAATCTGATTCCAACGATTCTTCATTGAGAAGAAAGGATGCTCAACACCAAAGAGGTAATCAGCTGTATTAGCGAAACCATTAACACTTAGAGGAACAGCATTCACTGTTTGCGCAGGAACATCAGGTGCAGGGTTTGAACCCATCGCCTGAATATCAGCACGCATACCCTTAATACCCTCAAGGATACCCTCAAGAGTTGCGTTGCCTTGCTGTGTAGGCTGCTGACCACCATTATCATCAGCTGCTGCTGAAGGTTCACCACCATTCAGAACAGCCTGAATAGTGTTCAGTGTCTTCTGAAATTCATCCGCCTGCTGAGCACTCTGCTGGGCAGCTTGCTCGGATGCGATATCATCAGTAAGCGTACTCTGGTACTTTTTTTGATACTCTGCAACGAGTGAGTTAAACTCATCCTTTGTCAGGCTTTTGTCTTCGAATTTCTGCTTAAAGCCAAGAAGCTCGATGACACTCATTAATCGTTCTTTTAGATTCATAAATAACTAAAATTAAAATAAACACATTATATATTATAAATGGCAGTCTTTAGTTGCTTTGCTTCAGTATATTCACGTCCCATCGTTGATGCTTCAGCGATTGCTTCTACCATCGTCTTACTACCATCCGTAAGACCGAGTTCCACGGCTTGAGGAGTATAGAAGGTTTCACCTCGCAAGACAGGAGCATCATCAGGAAGGTCTGCAAGTTTACTACGCTGTGAACGAACCTCTGACAAGAACTGTACATTCATCGGGTCGAGGATATCTTTCACAAATTGATCATTCTTACCTTGACGAAGGTCATCGAACACCTTATTCTTCAGATCTGAGTTCGTGGCCTTTGCTTCTACCTTCTTAATTCCGAGCTTCGCAAAGTATTCTTCGAAATCGTAGAAGCTGCACATCGTACCGATACAACCTACATAGTCATTCTGTGTCATGGCGTAGATACGCTGACCGTGGCATCCGATGTAATATCCAGCTGAGCAACACATCTGTTCATAGAAGGTAAGAATAGGTTTCTCGCAGCTACGTAGTGTTTCGCTCAAGCGATCGAGGTACCACGCTTCACCACCTGGTGAATTGATGTGGAGGAAGTGACAAGAGATTTGCGGATTAGCTTCAGCTGCAAGCAGGTCTGATTGCAACTGCTTACTTGAGAAGTAGTAATACGAATCAGACATCACGGTACCGAACACACGATGATAAGCAATACTGTTATCAGGCAGTTGCTCATCACTGAACTCATCTGTAAGTGTAATAGGAGCGGTGTTTTCTTGATTCGTTATCTTCTGAATATCCAAGAGAGCAAGATGTGACTCGAGCTGATACCAACTATGGGTGTTAAGGTAAGCAAGCATTTCATCTTTCGTCATGCCGGACGATGACTTTATCTCAGGTTTATCTGGTGCTTTACCACTGAGGGGAAAGGCCGTTAACATGGCCTGTCGAAATCCGTCAATGGTAATAAATAGAGGCTTTCCTGAGACAAGTAGAGACTGTAATTCTTTCATCAAAACTATTTTTGATGCTAAATTACAATATAATAAGGTGTAGGCAAAAGACCTATAGAAGGGGGTCTGTGAGCATTTTACACTTGATTACGAGGTTTGCGGAGTTCAAATTTGAAGATATCTGAACTCGAGCAGGAATATTTGATGTACCGATACGATGAGTTTTCCTATCAGATGTCTTAATAGTTACGATTGCCCTCCTCTCTATCGAGAAGGTCCTGCGAGTTTCCCCGTCGGGTAAGTCTATAACTATAGTTTTATCGCAGTTCCAATAATTACCAGCTTCATTGTCAGTAAGTTGTGGTATATATGAAAATGTATCTGCAATGAAATCATACACTTTCTTCTTTCCCTCTCTGTTTGGATTTACAAGGGTTACTTGTACGGTATTTAAAAACTCTAACATATTATATAACTTTTGAGTGACAAAAACGATAGTTACGTATGTATTAAAAGATGTTAATACTATACAACTTTTTGATACTTACGAACCTTCTTAGGTCTTAGGCGGTTTCGGAAGCGGTAGTAATTCTTTAAGAGAGCATCTGAAGATATGGATTTCAATTGATAGCTACGGATGAATTCATAGATGATATCGAGGTTCCTGCGCTGACGTCCGAATTCTTCATTCTCCAACAGTACACGGTGGAGTTCGAAATTGAACATCCGTCGTATCTGAGCTTCTATCTCCTTAGCTGCTGCTGGAGAGAGATAGTTGTAATAAGCAGGGTCCTTCCAAGGACTGGATATGACGCCAGCTCTGCGAGAAGGTAGGTGGATACGAAGATTACCGTCAATGACGTCAGGTTGATTAATGCGCTGCTTGGACATGTTCTCCCACACACAGAAATATAAGTCTGTAGTGTTAGGAATCTTTACTCCACCTGTCGTAGCATCCTTCCTGTATTTTGCGCAGATATACTCTGCGAGATACTGTTCTATTTGAATTGTGACAACTCGTTTCGTAACCCATTTTTTTTGCTCCATATCTTTTTTTGGTTTTTAGCGTCCTACCGTCCTACATTCCTACAAATTTATATTTAATTAACGCAAAGTTACAGATTATCAATGAGATAACAAAATTTTACCACTCAAAAGTTTTATTATTTCACCCCGTTTTGTCGTCCTACAATCCTACAAAAACACATATTTTGTAGGACGACGAATAAAAAACAGAGAAAAACACGAAAAATCCTATTTCCTACAACGTCCTACAATCCTATAAAAAAACAATTAAATCCTATTTCCTATAATAATAATATAACTATTTGATTTATAGGTATATATGTATAATATAGGTTTGAAAAGAAAAACGATTTGTAGGATTGTAGGATTGTAGGATGGTGTTTTTCTAAAATTTTATTTTCAAAAGTCATGTTTTCGAGGTTTCTTCTGAAAATTGGGGGTACGGGGGATTTTTCGCCGGCTTTGGCAGTTAAAAATGTAAGAAAGAATGTTAGTTAGATGGATAGAAAATGAGCCGTGCCTATTCATCCGAACTGGCACGGCTCCAAGGAATAAGAATGAAACCCTCATTAAAAAGGTTCGTCACTTTCGTCTGACGGCTCAAAAGGCAAGTCTTGAGAAAGCGGTTTTTTCAGTGGTTCTTCAGTTGTATTAGTTACCTTGGTCTCGACAGACTTGCTGTCTTTGTTTGCGTCTTCAGAAAAGTCTCTTCTGAAATCTATATTATATGATTCGACAAACTTGTTGTAATCAATAATGATTGCGCTGGTAGATGTACTCTTCTGCTTGCGCAGCTTGACCATCGTTACCTTGTCATCGTAGCGAACGTCGTCGACCGTTTCTTCCCATGTGAATCTTCTTGAAGAAACAGTACCAATATAAGAGGCATGGCTACGCAGATTCTGTTCGATGGTTGACAGTGTGCTGCTTTCGTTGTTGTAGCCGCTCCTGTCGAAGATGCTGAATACTGCACTCAAACGCAGAAACATAATGTTTGAATCTGCCTCGAAGGTGAATGTCTTAGAGTCACCACGTGAGTCTTTACCTGTAACCTTCTTAGGCTGCTCAATGAGGAACTCACGACCTTCAATGACTTGCTTCGTGTCAATCATATTATTGACAGCTGTGAAGAACATAGCCAGCTTATCAGTGCTACGAATAAGTGACAACTGGAATTGTACTTTTTCTTGAACAATATTGAAGAACTCATCGTAGGTGAATGGTAGGCGAAGGTTAGAATATCGCTCGATTAGTTTGACTGTACCCAAGAAGAGGGATGCGGTCTTCATCAAGCGGTCCATCTCACCAGAGTTGATGATGTCTTGCTTTAGTTCGTTATAAGCCTCTTGTTTAAGGCTTCTAAAATGGTCCATGAACATAGGACGCAGCTCAAGTATCTGAAGAAGCACGTTCGAAAGCCCTATCTTATTAGGATCTTCAATCGTCTTCAGCTCATCGAAGATGCGCACCTCTTCAGGTGTGCGGTTACGAGGCTTAGGTACCTCGCAGACAATCACACGGCTCATAAGTGCGTTATCATCACGCTGTGGTGTCTCTTGACCGCAGATGATGACAGGAGCAAACACTTTATCGTTCTCAATCTCTCGCCCAGAGGTCCCTTTTCTCTTCTGCTTACCATCACCGTCATATACGATACCTTTCAGAGCTTGGAACTTAGTATCGCTGATGTCCTTGTTATTGTATTCATCCAGAACTACAGGAACGTCCTTAAAAGTTCCCATGATGGTAGACATCGCAGCGTCGGTACCAGTGTTTAGGTTGAAAATAGGTATATTAGGAGAAATGAATAGTGAGCGGATTGATATCGCAATCTGTGTCTTACCTGACGACATCGGCCCCATGAAGAATGGAGCAGTAAAAAGTCTATCGATGCAGTGGATGTTGCTTCTGAAAGCACACATTATGGCAAAAACTAAGGCCCATTTACCATTGTCGTTAATCTTATATACCTGGTCCATAAATGATGCCCACTTTTCGAAGCTGACCTTCTTCTCAGCTGGAACCTCTTTATATACAAGCTGACTGATGAGCTCGTACTTATCTGATTGCTTACCACTACCTGCGTAGATAGTTGAGAAAGCAGGAAGGTAGTAGTTGTTCTTATTGTGTGTAACCACACCCAGCTCGTTAACTGGGTCGAACACCCACTGGCCGTCGACATTATGGAAGATGCCATTCGCAAAAGCAAAGAACTGTTCATCTGTCTTTCGACTCATACCTTCGCTCTGCTGATTACCGTAGGTCTTCACCTCTGAACACATTACGAAATGGCGACTCATATATGTTTTAATTGCCTTCCATTGCCACTCTTCACCATTGAAGTTCACAGCTTCGTAGTTGATTAACACCTCCTCGATAGAGGACATCTTCAGCATAGCTTTAGAAGGTATTTCGATATATATAGGTGTCTCATAATATCTACGATTGATGCGCAGCACACGCTTGTTCTGTTCGAAATCATCTGAAAAGATATGGAGCAATGGCGTCATAAAGAAGTCCGCAACTTGAGTCATGCCATTACCATTCTTGTTGCGGAACATATAACACACAGGCTCGCTCTTCTTGTTGAGTCGTGGGTAATACCCACTCTCTTTCCACATCCTTCTGTACTCTTCGTTCTCTTGTACATAGTCTGGAGGTTCGTTCACATCGAACTCTTCGTCATCGAGGTTGTCTGCTTGCATACTCACCTTCATTGCAGACTTACGCTTGAGGACGAATGGCTTTCTTATCTCGTCAAACTGACCCTTGGTCAGCTTGAGCAAAGAACAGTAATGATTTCTGTTTATGGTTATAACAGTTTCGTCCGCATAGGACGTTAGTTCGATACAACGTGAAACAAGAGGAACTCGGTCTCCATTGAAGTTTTCGAAGAACTTACCGTGCAATGCTATGTAATAGTCAAGGAACGAACCTGTACTATCACTGAAGGTCATATCTATCCTAATACCTGCACGAAACATCTCTGTGAGAGTATGCAAGTAATTATTTTCATCTCCATCATCTGTAATGCTGCAACCTGTCTCTGAAGAAATAAAATAACAATAGACTCTTCGTAACTCTTGGATATCGTTCGTTGAAGGCCGTCCAGATACATATACGATAGGTTCTTCTCCATATCCATCGAGGAAGTCTTGCATTACAGAGGTGATGATTGCAGGACGGTCACTTTCAAGATTCTCTTTCAACGCATCGATACCGAAGATACCAGTCTGTGTGTTTGTCTGCACAGCTGACTCTTTCAGTTTGTTACGAATATTTCGTACCTTATTATCAATTATACCGATTTTGCTTCTAAAGTCTTCTGTAATCGTTTTGATATATTCGAGGCGGAGAACAGGGTCTTGCACACAAGCTACGAGGGAACAGATGGAATTCAAGCAATCTGTTATAACGGTTTCGTCCTTGCAGCCTCGTGGGAGGAGCATGCGCTTGAATGCCTTTGGGAAGGGTTCTGTTAAGTCCTTCAGTTTTTTACATGTGAGGCTGCCATTTGCTTTTGCGAACTCGTCTGGGTCCATGCCTTTCTCGAGGCGGATGCAACGCACCTTTGCCCCAGCCTTCAGAAGCAGCTCGCAGTTCTTTAACGAAGCCTTGACTCCTGCAGGGTCTGCATCGTAAATCATGATGATATCATCGGTGAAGCGTAGCAGTAGTTTCACCTGGTCATCGGTGAAGGCCGTACCGCTTCCACCTACGACATTCTCAACACCTACCTTGTGAAGAGACATCACGTCAAACTGGCCTTCAACAAGATAAGCGAAGCCTGTCTTACCAATACTCTTGCGTGCCTGGTATAATCCGAATATGTGCTTACCTTTCGTAAATAGAGGTGTTTCGCCTGTGTTTACATATTTGCCAGTCTTATCGTTTGGAGTCACTATTCGACCAGAAAAACCTATGATATGACCTTGCATGTCGTAGAAGGGAAACATTAAGCGGTCACGGAACCTGTCGTATAAGCGACCGTCGCTATTCCCAAGCACATCTACTTCTTGCAGTAATTCTTGTGAATAACCTGCTTTAGAAAGTTCTGCAAGGGCAAGGTTGCCCATGGGGGCATAACCGACACCGAAATCGGTCAACGCTTTATCTGAAAGACTATACCCACGTGATGAAAGGAAACTCTCCGCTTGCCCAAGGTTCTTCTGAAAGAACTTTGCAGCAGCATCTATTGCGATGCGCTGTGCTTCCTTTCTCTTGTAGGCAGCTTCTTCCTCTGGTGTGAGTTCCTTGGCAGGGAACTCGATGCCTGCTTGATTAGCACACCATCTGAGTGCTTCCATGAAGCTAATGTTCAGATGATTCTGAACAAAAGAGATAACATCTCCACTTGCTCCACATACGAAGCAGTGGTAAGTCTGTCTTGATGGGCTGACAACCATTGATGGCGAATGGTCATCATGAAAGGGGCATACACCCTTATAGTTCGCACCTGTCTTGTGCAGGTGAGTAAAGGATTCTATTACATTTACAATGTTTAGAGCTGACTTTACCTTTTCAATGAAATTCTTATCAATCATATTCCTTATTCCTCATTTTCCTCGAACAAATCCAACTGGCGTGATTCAAGTGCCTCTTGTAAGGTTACGCCTAAGTATTCAGCTACCGCAGCATACTCTTTGCTGCTGATGTTTTTTCGTCCATAGTACAAGTCCCAAAATCGACGTTGATTTATTCCTGTTTCCGTGTAAAAGGCTCTTGTTGGTGTGAAGTCTTCTGGGTGGCGAAACTTTATCTTCAACATCTCCATAAGTATGTTGCGCTTGACTTGCAAGCCTACAGTAAGGCGATTGCGTAAGCAGAAGAGGCGAACAGACATAGAGCTTCTATTCAAAACCCTACCCATCTGGTCAAAGGTCAGTTTGCCAAGATTGTTTTTCACAAAGGCTGCGTCCTTCTCTTTCCACCGCTTGTTAGCTATTTTGTTTCTAATCATATCTATAGGAGTCTAAGTTAAGAAAATAATATCTAAACATCCTTCAGAAACAGCACATGGTTGTACTGGAGGTCAAAACACAAAATCGTTGTAGCTTCGGTTGGATGAATGCGCCCAAGTTGAACCTGAGCGTATATCCGTAGAGCTTCGTGTAATAATCGAAGTTCTCGTTCTGAAAGGTCTTGTATGGAGAATTTTCCCCAGTTATCTTTGTCTATAAACATTTTTTTCTTAGATATTCTGTGACTCCCTGCCTGATTTTCTTTCGTGTCGTTGGTGTTAATTTTAACCTTTGATTAGGATCCTTATAATGAAACTGAAAAGATATCCTAAATCCCATTTTGCGGATAGCCTTTTTTCTAACTTTTCTAATGCTGCTCATAGTTATTCAAATTTAAGGTCATACATTTTGTTTCTTTCCAGTGAGCTACCGAAGACTCCAACGAGTTCACCATCTTTTTCTCTCAAATCAAATTCAGTAGAGAAACTCTCTCCTTTCTCATTCCAAATGATACCTTCATTCTCAAGGTGACCAGTTACTTGACGAACATTCGAATGGTTTAGCTTCATCTCGTCTATTACGATACCTAAGTTTAATGCGTCAATTGCTTTTTCAAATTCCTTTGTTTTCATAAGATTGTTTTATTTGTTTTACATTCTTTTTCCGTAGAATACTGAACATACTTTTCAAGTAAGTTACAGTAAATACCATTTATGCACATGCGATGAGACTCGCAGTTTAGACATTCTTTATGCATCAGGGAAGAGTTCGTTTTCTGGTATCTTAAGATACTCCGAGATTACCTTTCTCTTCAGTGGGTCGGGGGTAAAGTCGCCTCTCAACCACCTATATACCGTGGACTCGTTCACACGGCATAATTTACTTAACTTAACAATCTCTTCATACCGTTGATTGGGAAGAGAATCGATGTACTCTTTAAATCTCATTTTTTATATTTTTAATGTTCATTTTATTGCGTCCTCGATAGAATTTTACTATTTTCGTAGCGCAACTTATACTTTCGCAGCGCAAAGTTCTAACATTTATTTGAAATAACCAAACAAATGAGAGATTATTTCTCTCATTTATTAAAAATAATGAAAATGGAAGAAGAAACTATTACTAATCGCATCGTTCAATTGATGAAGAAAGAAGGGCATACGATAAATACGTTCGCTCGAAAATTGAATATATCTTGGACTTCTGCTAATAATATCATCACAGGTCGCAACGCACCTAATTATGAAACTATAGTTAAGATTTTAACGAGTTTTGAAAACATTGATGCTAACTGGTTGATAATGGGGCAGGAAAGAGGAGAAGAAACTAATGAGGATAAACTTTATTCTGTTATTTCTATGCAACAGAAAACCATAGAAAATCAACAGAGAACAATAGACCGATTAACAGCGAAGCTCGTTGAAAATGTATCTGAAGATTCTGTTAAAAAAGTGGCGGATGCCGTATAATTAAGATGCGCCTAAGAGGTGTTTAAGAGTGTTTTTACGGTGTTTTTATTCAAACATTTTAATTAAAAAATCACTCAAATGTTTGATATCGAAGACAATGTAAGATTTATATTGTCGGTGAAAACTCGGTAAAAATTAACTAAAAACTAAAAATTGCCCTATTGAATATCAGCAAGTTAGAAATGTAAAAAAATAAATCTGAAATCTGGTCATCCCGACCATAGAACATTGTTACAAAGGGGCTGTTTATCAGTCCCTTTTTTTGTTAAAAGAGGTGTACTTATTTCTTTCTTATCCTGTTTATCTATTGTAGGTGTCGTTCTCTATTGAGGACTAAGTCAAGAGATGAATTTTGACTAACCATAGAATGTGTTTGTGGCTTGGGTAGACTCTTAACTTATCATGCTTCTCCTAAAATACAGTAGGATAACGATTATAAAAGAGAGGGCACATTTCTCTATACGTTGAGAGCATCACTATAATCATTCCTTTCAGTCCTTTTTCATCGCACAAAGCCCCAGCACGCATGTTGCGGAGGCTGAACATGCACGGTGCGGGGGTTTAGCACAAATCGTAAGGATGGTTTATAACCCTTCAAAAAGTTGTGTTGCGTTCGTATAGGGACAGGTTGTCAGCGTGTTACACTATAATGTAAAGGAGGGAAAGTAGGGGTTACCTTCCCACTGTCCTCACCTCTTACCTTAGACAGAAGGGTGTTTATTCGAATTTTATAGATTTGGTAAGTTCGGTGATATAACCGACAGATACACCATTGTCGAAGGCAGATATGATACAACCCTTCTCTTTCTTCTTATCAATAAGGATGCAGTAACGCCAGAAGATAGTTTCTCCTTTTTTCTCAATCTTCCTTATACGGTATGTACAAGTATTACCATTAATATTTTCCTCACCCTCTGCAATCAGTTGAGGAGAAACGTCATCGAAACTTTTGAGTATTCCTTTTTCCCAACTCCAATAAACTTTTTCTGTATATTCATCAGATAAATAGAATGCAGTTAGGCTCGCACCACCAACGTATTTATTGCGTAATTCGAACAAAGGGTCGATAGGTAACTTTTCTTTAGGTTGTTGTCTATTACAGGTGAACCCTTTTGGAATTGTAAAGATAAACACTCCATTGGTACGTTGGTTAGGCTGTAGCTTCCTACTAAGCATCTCTTTTTTCTGCTTAGCTT